TCACGGCACCCTGCGCTTCGTCACCTGCACGGACAGCGTGGCCGGGCCGAGGTCGAAGGTGGCGGTGGGCGAGATGTTCCGCGCCATCACCCGGACTGTGTTGTTGCTCCAGGCGGTCGTGTCGAGCTCGACGAAGCGCGTGGAGGCGGCGAGCGCTGCGTCGGTCAGGTCGCCCTGCCGGCTGCCGGTGACCGTCACGTCGAGCAGGCTGGTGGCGCCCGGCGCCAGCGAGGGCAGGTCCCAGGCGACCTCCGCCGCGAACTCCCGCTGGCCCACTGGCAGGGCGGGCGTGCCGCAGAGCAGCGCCGGCGCGTTCTCCGGCAGGCCGTAGAGCCGCAGCGCCTCGAGCTCGATCGCCCCGTCCAAGCCGACGATGCCGATCTGGGCGACGGCGACCGCGGGCCCGAGCCGCACCGTCATGCGGCGGTTCAGCGAGGAATCCGCCATGGTGGCGCCACCGGTCCAGGCCTTCGAGGGCGCGTTCCACAGCATGGTGCTGAGCGAGGCCAGCACGTCGCCGGCGACGTCCTCGCGCACGGCCATGCCCGCGTCGAAGCAGCGCACGAAGATCCGCCCGCCGTCGGCGCCGCCGACCAGCCAGTGGGCGAGCGCGAACTCCTTCGCCCGGGAGCAGTCCACCACGAAGGCGAAGCCCTTGGTGGCCTCCAGCAGCAGCCCGCGGGCGGTCGGCGTGATTCCGTCCAGGCCGTTGAAGGACAGCTCCGCGAGCGTGGTGGCGCTGGTGGTCGAGGTGGCGACGGCGGCCAGCCCCTCGACGCCGATCTCGGCGGCGCTGTGCCGGAAGGCGGCGGCGCGGAGGTTCGGCACATTGCCGAGCAGCCGCAGGTGGCGCGAGGCCGGGGCGCGGTGGCGGTTGAGGACGGCGTTGCCGCAGCGGGTGGCGGTGGCGGTGTACTCGATGCCGACCGCGTAGGTGTTGCTCCAGGCCACCTCGTACTCGCAGTCCTGCGCCGCGCCGGTGTGCCGCGCCACGATCGGCGAGCAGGCCTCCATGCGCAGCGCCCGGCCGATGACCGCCGAGCCGTTGGTCTCGTTCAGAAAGGGGATGGCGACGTTGGGGTCGAGCTGGCGGAGCTCGAAGTTCGGCGCGTCGAAGACGTGCCGGTTGTGGTTGGTGTAGGCCCCCGGCGCCTGGCCGAGCCGGATCCCGAAGCGGTCGACCGTCGGGTTGATGCCGGTGGCGCAGGCGAAGTGGCCGCCGTAGTAGCGGACCGAGGTGTTCCAGGCCGTCACCGTCGCGCAGTGGACGTCAAGCCCGATCTTGTTGTTGAGGATGCGCCCGAGGTGGAGCGTCGTGTCCTCGAAGCCGCGGCCGTCGCCGAGGGTGCGCAGGCCGATGGTGAAGCCCTCGACCAGGCGGAGGTCGAGCACGCTGGCGTCGAGGTTGCGGGCCAGGATGCCGATGTCGGCCTCGGAGAGCCAATCGGACTGCGTCCGCCGGCGCACCTGCAGGCCGGCGTAGAGCTTCTCCCCGTTCCGCACCGTGCCGCCGTCGCCGAGCGTCAGCACCGTCGCCGGCGCCGTGCCGGTGTATTGGATCATGCCGCGCATGAGCAGGCCGCGCGCGCCGCCGCCGAGGGTGACGCCGGCGGAGACGTTCCAGGTGCCGGGCGGGACCACCGCGAACTTCTGGTCCGCCGCGGCGCGGTCGAAGGCGGCCTGGATGGCCGCGCGGTCGTCGGCGACGCCGTCGCCGAGGCCCCCGAAGTCGCTGGGCAGCACCGCCTCGCGGTCGCGCAGGTACTTGGCGAGGTCGGTCTTGCTGACCGCGGCGTCGAGCACCAGCAGGTCGTCGATGCGGGCGGGCATGGTGCGTGCCTCCGGATCAGAGGGCGGTGGCGGAGACGGGCCCGGCGAGCGCCGAGGCGTTGCCCTCGGCCGAGACGGCGCGCAGCCAGTACCAGCGGGTCTCGCCCGCGCTGAGCCCGGTGCGGTCGTAGAAGAGGCCGGTCGGCTCGGCCGGGAGCTTCGCGGCCGCGGCCAGGCTGTTCGAGGCGGCCTCGAAGATCTGTAGCCGCACCGCATCGGCGGGGAAGCCGCCCGAGAGGCGGATCCCGCCGGTGATGCCGGTGGCCGTCGGCGCGGAGACGGCGGCCGGCACCAGGGCCTCGCGCCAGCCCGACACCGCCCCGCTGCGGGCCACGGCGCGCACCCGGAAGGCGGTCGGCTCGGCGGTGGGGATCGAGGCCGCGGTCGCGCCCTGCCCGGCCCCGTAGCCCTGCCAGGCGGCGACCGAGGCCGGCATGAACTCGACCTCGTAGTTCGCCAGGTGGGCGCTGGCCACGGCCGCCCAGGACACCGCCAGGGCGGCGAAGCTGGTGCCGGTGGGCGTGCCGACCGCGATGCTCGCCGGCGCGGCGATGCGCCCCGGGTTCGGCAGCACCACCGCGGGGCTGTCGCCGGTGGCGCGCTCGTCCACTGCCGGGTTCCAGGCCCACACCGCCGGGTCCTCCTCGGCGAGCGTCAGGTTCACCCCGCCGTCCGGCGACAGCGACCAGCCGGTGACCCGCGCCGGGAAGGGCGCCAGGCGGTCGAGCGCGACCATCGCCGCCTCCCAGGGCCGCAGCCGCAGGGCGGAGAGGTTGGCGGGGAAGGCCACCTCGCGCTGGCGGCGGTTGCGCTCCAGCTCGGCCTTCATGATCCGCTGCACCGTGCTGACCGAGGTGGTGAGCGGGAACTCCATGTCGCGGTAGATCGCCTCGCCCCCGTCCTCGGCGACGTAGTTGCTGGCCAGGAGCGGCGGTGCGTCGGTCGGCTGCCAGTTGGCGGCCGGCTCGACATAGACCGCGCGCACCCCGTTGAAGAGATCGCGCCGGGGCCGGCTGCCCTGGATGGTGACGTCGCCGCGCAGGTCGTCGCTGGTCAGCGTCGCTGCTGGCAGCGCGGGTGCGCCGGCGTGGATGAAGAAGCGCCCGCCCGAGACGACCAGGGCGCCGGCCATGGCCGAGATGAGCTTGCGGGTGATGGCGATCTTGCCCTCGCCGAGCGAGACGCGGCCGTTGCAGGTGTAGCGGCGCTCGTAGACCCCACGACGGGTGCCGACCAACTCGTCGCAGACGTTCGCCGCGGCGATCAGGGCGGGGATGTCGATGTCGGTCCAGGAGGCGCGCCAGCCGAAGGGCGCGGTCAGATACCAGGCGAGGCACAGCGCCGGGTTGTCGCTCCAGCCGGTCGCGCCGGTGCGCGGATCGAGGATGGTGTCGGCGCCCTCGACGATCGCCGCGATGTTGGGCGGGCCGGAGGGAAAGGCCTCGGCGGTGAGCTTCAGCCGGACCGCGATGTAGGCCCGCCCGCGGCCGCGATGCGCTGCGGTCCACTTGCCGCCGGTCTCCGCCACCAGGTTGGCGTTGGCCGCCTGGTCGGGCGCGCCGAGGTGGCGGTCGACCCGGACCAGGCCGGTGAAGGACGCGTCCGTCTCCAGCTTGTCGCCGAGCCAGACCTCGCCGATCGCCCGCACGCTGTGTGCGGCCAAAACCACCACGGCGTAGAAGTACCCGTCCTCCCGCCCCTGGTCGTCGGGGGCGGAGTGCAGGAAGACGATCGGCCCCGAGACCTTGCAGCGGCCGAAGACGATCTGGTGCTCGGTGATGGGCTGGCGGAAGGACTGGGTCCGACCAGCCCCCGGCGCGCTGGCGTCGAAGCCGGTGGTCGCCGGGGTGGTCGGCACGCTCGGCTTCTTGGCCGGGAAGATGGCGCCGCCGACGGCGGAGACGACCAGGGCGGCGCCGGCGCCGACCAGGGCGCCGATGACGCCACCGCCGACCGCGGCCGAGGCGACGCCGGAGGCCACGACGGCGATCAGCGGGACGGCGGCGGGCATCGGCCGATCCTCCAGGCGGTGGTGCAGGTGCTGAGCGGCTGGCGCAGCAGGCCGCGCGGGCCGACGAAGGCAGCCCGGCCACCATCGACGACGACACCGAGGCGCGGCGGATCGCCGGCGAGCACGACATCGCCCGGGCGGGCGAAGGCGGGCGGGAGGCGCGGGAAGCCGGCGCTGTCGGCCGTGGCCTCGAGATCCGGCAGGACGCGGAGCCGCGGCCTGGTGCCGGTGACCGCCTCCACCGCGACCAGGGCGAAGCGGCCGCAATTCCAGCGCCGCGCGTCGAAGGGGCGCGCCTCGGCCGCCGCCAGCAGGGCCGCCAGCCGCGCCGCCCAGTCCGGACGCCGCGTCACCGCGCCGGCAGCTTGATCTCGGCCTCCTGCAGCGCCGGGACGAACTCGAAAAAGCGGTCGCCCGGGTATTCGGCCTGCTGGTCGGCGTCGGTGTAGCGGCGCACCTCGGCGCGCTCGAGGTCCACGAGCCGGCTCTCGCAGGTGAGCGAGACCCGCGGCTCGGCCCCGTCCACCACCTCCATGGTGTCCATCAGCCCGGCCCAGAGCGGAAAGGGATCGGCGACGAAGGCGCCCTGATCGTCCAGCAGCGCCCCCCAGAGCCGAGCCGGTCGGAGGCGGAAGCTGCGCTCGGCCAGGGCGATGTCGACCACCTCCTGCGGCACCGGCGAGAGCACCAGGGTCAGGCGCACAGCACGCAGCTCGACCGTCTCCTCCACCTCGGAGATGGCGCCGATCGAGCCCACCCCCTCGAAGACTATGCTGGCCCAGTGCAGCGGGCCGAGCCCGGTCCAGGCGCGGAAGGCGCCGGAGGCGAAGTCGAGCTCGACCAGCACGACGGGCGCCGCGACCGGCGAGGTGGCGGAGGCGGCCGCGTGCGGCGACAGCCGCGGCGTGCCGTGCGTGTCGGACACTACAGCGCCTCCTCGAGGCGGATCGTGATCGCGGTGAAGCGGCCGGGCCGCGTGGGATTGGCCGCCTCGTCGTCGGACACCAGGCGCATGGCGACGGTGGGCCGGGTGAGCACCAGGGGCTCGGCGATGGAGGCCGCGGCGCGCAGCGGCGGGCCGATCGGGATGGTGGCGGTGCCGGCGCCGGAGGCGGTCACCGCCTCGGTCGCCATGTAGAGCCGGCCGCCGAGGCCGAGGTAGTCGCCGGCCCCGACCGCGACCGCGCCGGGCCACCAGCCCGCGGTCTGGATCGACAGCGCCCCGCGCGGCGCCCCGGCCGCCAGCGCCGGGCTACCACTGCCCACCACCAGGCCGGTGCCGTCGGTGAAGAGCGTGGCGTCCGAGAAGCTGTACGGGCCTGCGGGCACCTGGCCCTGGCTGCGGGGATCGCCGGTGCGGTACTCGCGCCGCCAGTCCCAGATGCGCACCGTGTTCAGCGAGCCGGCGAGCGCCGCCAGCAGCCCCTCCAGCAGGCCGGCGCGGGCTGGGCTCAGCGGGTCGAAGCTCGCCTCCGCCACCCAGCGCGCGCCCTCGCGCCGCATCACCTGGGTGGCGCGGGTGACCGGCGAGACGAAGCGGAGCGTGTTGTGCTGCAGGTAGAAGCTCAGCCGCGAGGGCCGCAGCGCCTCCGGCCAGGCGTATTCGACCATCGCCGCTACCCCCGCACCGTCTCGTAGGCCGACCCACCGCGGCGGATGGCGTCCAGCGTCATCGCCGAGGCCTGGCGGGCGATCTGCCCGGCGAGCAGCCTCAGCCGCGCCTCGACGCCGGCGTCCGCCCCGCGCGCATCGATGTTGATGGTCTGCTGGATGACCGGCCCGCCCGGCGCCACGCCGTTCGGCAGCACGGTGCCGGCCCGGTCGGGCACGAACCACTCGGGGCCGCGCTCGCCGACGATGTAGGGCTGCCCGGCCGCGACCGGCCCGCCGTCGGCGCGGAACAGCCCGCCGAGCCAGGAGCCGATGCCGCTGAACATGCCGTCGAACGAGACGCCGGACAGGGCCGAGGACATCGCGTTGCCGAGCGGCTCGGTGATGGTTCGGCGGGCGATGACCCGCGCGATGTCCTGCAGCAGGCCCTGCATCACCTTCGACAGCTTCTCACCACGCACGATCGCGTCCTCGAAGGCGCTGCTGAAGCTGAGCCCGAGTTCGCGCACGGTGTCCGAGGTCCGCTCGGCGCCGCGCTGCAGCCGTTCCTCCGCCTTCTCCAAATCCTCCATGGCGCGCTCGGCCTCGCGCTGCACAGTGGCGTCCGGCACCGGCCGGCCGATCCGCTCCGACCGCTGCACCAGGTCGGACAGCCGCTCCATCCGGCGCTGGTAGCGCTCGTAGGCGGTCTCGTTGTCCTGGATCAGCCGCTCGCGCTCGCGCAGCAGGTCGTTGAGCTGCCGCTCGGCGTCGCGTGCCTCCCGCGCCCCCTCGGTGCTGGCGCGGCGCGCGGCGGCGATGCGCGGCTCCAGCCGGCGCAGCGCCGCGTCGCGCTCCTGCAGCGCCAGGGTCTCGAGGCGGGTGCGCTCCGCGGCGGTGACGGCGCCGGCCGCCTCTGCCTCGCGGAGCCGCCGGACGCGCTCCTCGTAGTCGCGGTTGATCCGGAAGCGGTCGTCGAGGTCCCGGGTGAGCTCCTGGACGTCCTGCGTGGCGCGGCGCCGGCGGGCGTCGGCCGCGGCCTGGCCGGCGCGCTCCTGCTCCTCGAGGCGGCGGTTGAGCGACTCCCGCTCGGCGGTGTCGATCTCGGCAAGGGTGGCGAAGTAGTCCCGCCGCAGCTCCTCCAGCCGCGCCCGGCTGTCGACGCCGGCCTGCCGCTCGGCGGCGCCGACCAGGCCGGGACGGATGCTGCCGCGGCGGACCGGCGCGCGCAGGCTGTCGCGGCCGTCCTGCTCGCTCTCCAGCCGGCCGATCTGGGCTGACAGCGCCTCGGCCTGGCGGCGGAGGCCGGCGAGGCGCTCCTCCTCGCTGCGCAGGCCGGCACCCTGGCGGACGCTGTCCACCGCGCGCGCCGCGGCCGAGAGCGCGCGGGCCAGCGCGTTGGAGAGGCCGATGGCGCGGTCGAGCTGGCCGAGGAAGTTCTCGGTGGCCGCCGTCAGCTGACCGAAGGCGCGGCCGAGGGAGAGCGGCGCGCGGTCGAGCTCGGCGCCGAGCCGTTCGGTGGCGCGCAGCAGCGCGGGGAAGACGCGCTCCGCGGTGAGCTTGCCCTCGGAGCCCATCTGCCGCAGCTCGCCGATGGAGACGCCGAGTTCCTTGGCCAGCCCCTCGGCCAGCAGCGGCATGGCCTCCAGGATGGAGCGCAGCTCGTCACCCTGCAGCACGCCCGAGGCCAGTGCCTGGGCCAGCTGGAGCGTGGCGGAAGAGATTTCCTGGGTCGAAGCGCCGGAGACGATGGCGACGCGCTGCAGGCCGCCGACCAGGCGGACCACCTGGTCGGAGGTGGCGCCGATCTCGCGGGCGGCGATCGCAAAGCGCTGGAAGGCGTCGACGCTCTCGGAGACGGCGACGCCGGTGGAAAGCGCGTTGCGATAGAGCGCCTCGTAGACCTGGCCGGCCCGCTCGACCGAGCCGGTGGCGTTCTGCAGGCGCGACAGGCCCTGCGTGAGCGCGTCGCCCGCCTGCAGCAGGGCGCGCGCGGCGACCGCGACGCCAGCCACCTGCAGGCCGCGCGTGGCGAAGTCGAGCAGCTCGAGCGAGCGGGAGGCGCGCTCGGCTCCGCCCTTGATCTGGTCCAGCGAGCGCTGGCCGGCCTCGCCGACCTCGCGCAGGCCGGCCTTGACCCGGGCGGCATCGTCCAGCGAGAGGCGGACCGAGACGCGGCGGGTGGCGTCGGCCATGTCAGGTCGTCTCCCCCTCGCGGCGGGCGGTGGCGCCCTCGGTCATGCCGATGCGGATGGCGAGCAGCAACTCGGCGGCAGCCCAGCCCGTGGCACTGAACTCGCGCGCCGCGGCGAGCGCGCCAGCGATGTCGAGCGTCAGACCAGCCATGCTCGCCTCGGCGCAGGCCGTGCCGGCGGACCAGCAAGCGTGGCCCTCAAGGCTGGTGGGGGCGTGCGCGGCGTAGGGGCAGGCGGCGGTGCAATCGCGGCCGAGGGCAGCGCAGCCACGGCAGTACTCGGGCCCGCGGCCAAAGTGCCAGGCGGCGCGGGCCCTCAGCCGTTTCCCTCGGCGGCCACCGCGGCAACCGGCGCCGTCGCACGATCCCAGAAGGCGGCGGCGATATCGTCGAGATCCATCAGCCACTCGACCGCCTCAGGCGATAGCGGCAGCGGCTTGCCGGCGGCATCGCCGACGCCCTCCCAGGCGGTGACGGCGTGGCGGGCGAGCGCCTTGACCAGGAAGGCGAAGGACAGGCCGCGCAACATGTCAGGGTCGAGATCAGGATCCGCAATCCGGATGGCGGCGAGGCGGCGCGCGGCGGCGGCCTGCGCCGCGGCCATCACCGCCGTCGTCACCGGGCGAATTTCGACGCGCACGCCGCGCGGCAGGTCGAGCCAGTACGGCTCGGCCGGGAGGTCGAGGGTGAGCATGCAAGCCTCATGTGAGAGGGTGGGGGTACGAACGGCCGACGCTCGAAAAGATCGGCGCAGCCGGCGCGACTGGAGGACGTTATCTGTCGCGCTACGACTGAGCGCTGCTCCGCGCGTGCCTCAACCTGTGATTGCTTCACCGGAAACCCTGGCCAGCGATAGCGTTTCGAGGTCGGGAAGCCTTTGCGGAAACTCAGGCTGCGGTCGTGCGCGCCCGTTCGGCCGCTCGCGACGGCGTTGACCAATGTTCTTGAGATGAGAGGGAAGGCGTGGGAGAGCCGAGCAAAGACCCAAAGGCGGAGGATGTGGATCCCCCGCGGATCTCCACCGGCAGCGAGGGCCTTGACAACATCCTTGGCGGCGGCCTCGATGCAGACCGGCTTTACCTCTGCGAGGGGCGGCCCGGCACCGGCAAGACGACGCTCGCCCTCCAGTTCCTGCTAGAGGGCGCCCGCCGGGGCGAGACCACGCTCTATATCTCCCTGTCGGAGACGGAACGCGAGCTGCGCCTCGTCGCGAAGCGGCATGGCTGGTCGCTCGACGGCATCGCGGTATTCGAACTCGTGCCGCCGGAAGCCAGTCTCGACCCCAGCCGCGAGCTGACGGTCTTTCACCCCGCCGAGATGGAGCTCAGCGAGACGACGCAGATGGTCTTCGACCGGGTGACCGCCCTGAACCCGTCGCGGATCGTCTTCGACAGCCTCTCCGAGATGCGGCTGCTGGCGCAGAACTCGCTACGCTACCGTCGTCAGATCCTGGCGCTGAAGCACTTCTTCACCAGCCGCGCCTGCACAGTCCTGATGCTCGACGACATGTCGTCACAGGGCGACGACCTCCAGCTGCACTCGATCGCGCATGGAGTCATCCACCTGGAGCAGATCGCCGTGGACTATGGCGGAGAGCGCCGGCGGCTTCGTGTCGTCAAGATGCGCGGCATGCCGTTCCGCGGCGGCTACCACGATTTCACCATCAAGACCGGTGGCATCGAGATCTACCCGCGGCTGGTCGCATCCGAACATCACCGCAGCTTCGACGGCGGTGTGGTGTCGAGCGGCCACGAAGGGCTCGACGCCATGGTCGGCGGTGGCCTCGAGCGGGGGACCAGTGCCCTCCTGCTTGGCGCGGCCGGCGTCGGCAAGTCCTCGCTCGCGCTGAGCTACGCCATCGCTGCCGCGGAGCGTGGCGAGCGCTCGGTCATCTACGCCTTCGACGAGGGGCAGGGCACCATCTCCGCCCGTGCCGCCTCGTTGGGGCTGCAGCTTCAACCCGCAATGGACGCTGGACTCATCCGGATACAGCAGGTCGATCCCGCCGAGCTCTCGCCGGGCGAGTTTACCAGCCTGGTCAGGAACGCCGTCGAGGTGGATGACGCCCGGGTCGTCATCATCGACAGCCTCAACGGCTATCTCAGTGCGATGCCTGACGAGCGCTTCCTCGTCCTGCAGATGCACGAGCTCCTGAGTTACCTGAACCAGTTGGGCGTGCTGTCGATCCTTGTGCTGGCCCAGCACGGTCTGGTCGGGCCGATGCAGACACCGATCGACCTCAGCTATCTCAGCGACTCGGTCCTGATGCTGCGCTACTTCGAATTCGAGGGCACGGTGCGTCGTGCCCTCTCCGTGGTGAAGAAGCGCAGCGGCGGCCACGAGCAGACCATCCGCGAATTTCGACTCAGTCCGCGTGGCTTGGCAATCGGACCGCCATTGAAGGACTTCAGCGGCGTCTTCACCGGCACGCCGCAGTACACAGGCACCAGCTCCCCGCTCCTGGCCGACGATGACTCCGGCGAGAACTAACCCAGGATGGGCCGAGGTCCTCGTTCTCGCGCCAACGGGCCGGGACGGCCCGGCCTCGGCTGAACTGCTGCGCCGTTCGGCCGTATCGGCCCGCATCTGCGCCGATCTGACGGAGCTTGTCGCCGGGCTTGAGGCTGGGGCCGACGCCGCCTTCATCGCCGAGGAGGCGTTGCTCAACCAGCCTATCGAACCCCTGGTAGGCTGGGTTGAGGGACAGCCGCCCTGGTCGGACATGCCGTTTGTGATGTTGACCGGCCGTCGCGAGCATCCCGTGGTCATGGCGTGGCGTGGAAAGCTGGTTGCAGCCCTCAGGAATGTCTCGCTCCTTGAGCGCCCGGTGCAGGCCATCACGCTGACAAGCACCGTCCAGGCCGCGCTGCGCGCGCGACGGAGGCAATACGAGGTCCGTGAGCATCTCGCCGAGCGGGACCGGGCCGCACGCGAGCTTGAGGATCTGGTGGCCGCGCGTACACGCGAGCTGGAGGTGGCAAACCGCGAACTGCAGGCGCAGATGGCCGAGCGTGCGCGCGTGGAGGAATCGCTTCGGCACGCGCAGAAGCTCGAAGCCGTCGGGCAGCTGACCGGCGGCGTGGCGCATGACTTCAACAATCTCTTGATGGTGATTGCCGGTGGTCTCGACATGCTCGATCGCCAGACCGATCCGGTGCGGCGCCAACGTCTTCTGGATGGCATGCGGCAGGCGGCCGGACGCGGTGCGACGCTGACGCGCCAGCTCCTCGCCTTCTCGCGTCGCCAACCGCTTCGGCCCGAGCCCCTTGACCTCGCGCGGCAGGTTGGGGACATGCGCGAGCTGTTGGACCGCAGCCTGCGGGGCGACGTCGACGTGACGCTCGACTTTGCCAGGGACCTATGGCCGGTCGCCGTCGATCCTGGCGAGCTCGAGCTGGCCATCCTGAACCTGTCCGTGAATGCCCGGGACGCGATGCCCGCGGGTGGCACCATCACCATCCGGGCCGAGAACCTTCCTGGCCTGATCGACGATGATCTTCGGGGTGACTTCGTGCGGCTGTCCGTTATCGACTCTGGAACCGGGATGCCACCCGAGGTCGTCTCACGTGCCTTCGAGCCCTTCTTCACGACAAAGGATATCGGCAAGGGTTCCGGCTTGGGCCTTGCCCAGGTGTATGGCTTCGCGAGGCAATCCGGTGGGGGCGTCCGGATTGAGACCGCCGTCGGACGTGGCACGAGGATCGCATTGCTTCTCCAGCGATCGGTTGGCGCGGCACCTGTTGCGAGTAGGCGCTCCGTCGTCGATGCCGGAGTGGAAGGCCATGCCGATGCGCGGAGCGGCCATGTCCTCCTCGTCGAGGATGATGATGAGGTCGCAGCGCTCGTCATCGAGATGCTCGGGCAACTCGGTCTGGAGTCGACGCGGGCGTCAAGCGCGGCGGCGGCGCTGGGCGCCTTGGCAAACGGCCGCGCAGTCGATCTGGTCTTCTCCGATGTGATGATGCCAGGCGGCATGAGCGGTGTGGATCTTGCCCGCGAAGTGAAGCGGCGTCGCCCCGAGCTGCCGATCCTGCTGACGACGGCTCATGTCGAGGCATCCAGGTACGATGCCGAGGCTGAGGGCATTGTCGTGCTCCCGAAGCCGTACCGCTTGGAGGAACTCGCCGCCGCGACACGTAACGCGCTTGGCTTGCAGGGCGAGTGACGCGCGTGCGGCAGTTCACGCGTACTCCGTCCCCGCCTGCTGGTTCTTCAGCACCGCCGTCATCATGCGGGTGACGGTCGCGTTGTAGGCGGCGCGGAACTCGAAGCTCGCCTCGACGCCGCCCGGCCCCTCGATCGGCGTCTTGGCGAGCGCCAGGTAGACCTCGTGCAGCGTGAAGCTGAGGCTACGGCTCGCGTCGATAGTGTAGCTGAAGGCGAACTCCGCCGGCGCGTTGTTCTGCGCCTGGGTCAGCAGCGTGGTGTCGGCGAAGCGCGCGGTGATCTGGCCGGTGGCGCGCGCGATGCCGGGATCGACGCCCTCCACCTTCCGATCGGCGCGGATGGTGCGAACCATCTCCATCCCATTCGCGTAGGTCAGCCGCGCGCCGGTCACCTGCGCCAGCGCCGCGCCGTTGCGGCTGATCGCCCCCTGCGCCTTGTGGAAGGCCGTGTAGGCGGCGCTGGTCGGGGTGCCGCCGGAGCTTGAGGCGCCGCGCGTCGAACCCTGCCCCATCAGCCCGAAGGTCGCGGTGGCGGGGCCGGTCGGCGAGAAATCGATCTCCAGGGTGTCGGCGCGCACGCCAGTGCAGAGATCGTAGTTCGGCACGTCCGGATAGCCGATCTCGATGCTGTTGGACGGCAGCGCGGCCGCGCCGGATCCGAAGCTGTGGATGAAGTTCGGGCTGGTGCCGGTGGTGGTCGGCGGGCCGAGCAACAGGCGCAGCCAGTGGCCGATGTTGATGAGGTCCACCGGCACCACCGCCTGGCCCTGCACGGTGACGGTGTCGAGGAAGGGGGCGGCGGGATCGCGGCTGCTGCCGACGCCGATGACATCGGCATCGAGCAACGGCTGCTCGGCGCCGAGGTCGCAGGACAGGAACGGCAGGCGCAGCCAGTCGCCCGCGGGCGCGGTGCCGTAGGTCGCCTCGGGGATCATGAGCAGACGGCAATTGGCGCCGATGGCACGGGGCATCGGAGATCTCCGGGATCAGCAGGAGGGGAGCGTCAGGCCAGCGGCGAGCCGACGACGGTGAAGAACAGCGTGACGGGGACCGAGGCGGCGCGGGCCGCGGCGGCGCCCTCGACCTCGACATCCTCGAACTCCGGCGCGCCGGGCTGCGCCCACTCCACCGCGCCACTGAGCGTGCGGTCGGCGATGATCGCGACGGCGATGTCCACCAGCAGGGCGTCGAGAAGGATGGTGCGCGCCGCCGGCGTCGCGCCGCCGACGGTGACCTCGACCTCAGCGCGATGCTCGATCGCCCAGGCGAGCGGTGAGAGGATCGCCGTCTCCTCCACCGTCTCGCCGTCGCGGATGACCACCAGGCCGCCCGGTGGCAGGCGCTGCGGCGCGGTCTCGCCGCGCAGGACCAGGGGCGCGGGATTGTGGGTGGCGAGCGCGGTCTGCAGCCGGCTATGCAACGCCGCGATCGCGGCCTCGCGCATGCTCACGGTGCCGTCCTCCCGCTCTCGCGCTCCCAGGCCGCGACGAAGCGCCCCGGCAGCCGGCGCAGCCCGCGCTCGGCGGCGCCCTTCACGTCCAGCCGCTTGGCCAGCTTCACCTGCGGCAGCAGCAGGAACATCGGCACCATCCCGCGGGCGAGCATGCCACGCGCCCAGGCCTCGCGGCCCTTGCGGTTGCCGGTGCCGATTTCGGTGAGGCCGCCGGCGATGAGCCGGGTGCGACGCTGCCGTCCGGTCTGTGTCCCCTGGCGCAGCGGCAGGCACCAGACGAAGCCCCGGCCCGACTGGAACGGCCGGAGGAAACCCTGGCCAGAGGCGACCATCTGCGCCGGCGTCACCCGCAGGCCCTTCTCACCGCGTCCTCGGCGTCCCCGCGCTGCGTTGAAGCCGGTCGGGATGGCGAGATATTTGCGGCCGCCTTTGGCGCGGATCAGTGCGCCGCGCTCGAAGGCGTCGATGACGTTCGGCACCTTGGTCCAGATCAGCCCAGCCGGCCGCAGCGACTGGCCTGAGCGGGGAAACACCAGCGAACGCCAGGCATTGGCGATCCCCCGCGCGTTGCCCCCAAAGCTGCTGGTCACCTGCCGGCGCAACTCGGCCTTCACCTGCTCGGTCTCGGCGCGGATCGCCGTCATCGCCGCGCGCTCGCCTGCGCGCACCTCGGCCGCCAGCAACTGGCGCAGGTCGCCAACGATGCGAGCGGCGAGCCTCACGGCGTGCCACCGCCCGGCGGCAGGCCGGTGCGATGGCGGATGATGGCGACCGCGAGGTCGTGCAGTGCCGCCTGGCCGAGGTAGCCGAACACGAAGGCGAACAGGAACCGGCCGTATTCGTTGAACTCGAGGAAGCCGCCGAGCGCATAGCCGGCGCTGCCGACCAGGGCGGCGGAGGGCACCTCCCAGGCGAGGCACCAGCCGAAGCGCCGACGCTCGGGATTGTTCCAGCGCACGAAGCCACCGGCGAGGCCGGCGGCGGCACCCAGCAGCAGGTCGCGCAGCATCTCCAGCAGGGTGAGGGTGGTCTGCGGCATGGCACGCTCCTATCGCTGGCAGAGCACGCGCCAGGCGGTGCCGGAGGCGTCGCGCTCGGCATGGGTGACGGTGAGCAGGTCGGGCCCGAGGGCGAAGCTGTCGCCGGCGGCGAGGTCGGGCAGGGCGGCGATGGCGACCGAGAGGATGTCGGTGGCCGAGAGGATCTCGGTGCCGAAGGCGTCTCCGACGCGATCGGGCGAGGAGCGCAGGACGCGGACCGGAACTGCCGGGCCGCTGCCGCCCTTTCGGTAGATTGCCTCGGTGCCCAGGTTTGGATCGGCGACCAGCGCCGCCATCGCGTCGGCGAAGGCGTTCATCGCTCGCCCCCGTCGGCGGGGTTGAGCCGCCGCACCGCGGTAAGCCGCCCCGCGCAGTCGGCGTGCGCCGCGTCGTAGGCCAGGAGCAGCTCCGCCACCTGTCCCTGGGTCAGGCGATCCGAAACAGGCAGCGCTGGCGCTTCCGCGCAGACCAGCAGCGCGTCAGGGAGACGGAGCGGCAGCAGCCGGATCTCCGGCGGTGCGGCCGGCGCGCAGGCGCTCGACAGCATCGCGCAGCACAGGGGCAGCGCCCGTCGCGTGGCTCGGGTCACGGCGGAGAGCCTCCAGATTGGCACCAAGGCGCGCCGCCTGGGCGCGGGCGCGCTCGGCCTCGGCGGTGAGCGCGGCGATGTGGCGCGCGTGCTCGGCCGTGGCCTGCGTGAGCGCGGCCGCATTGGCCTCCGCTGTGCGGCTGGCCACAGCGGCCTCAGCACGCGCCGCGTCGCGCTGCGATCGGAGGTGCCAGGCGCTCAGCGCCGTCATGGCGACAGTTGCTGCCAGACCGATCGCCAGCGCATGCCGGCTGAGCAGCGCGAGGATCGCTGCGCCCATCAAGGATACGCCTTGCTGTCGAGCTCGAAATGCGGGCCGTCGCGAAAGGAGGTCCAATCGCCGCCCCAGTCGATCGGCACGCCGAGCTCCCCGGCCGTAGCCTTCATCGCCGCGCCGATCTGCTCATACAGAGGCCAGTCCCAGCGGATCTCGCCCTGCTCCACCGCGCCGTCGCCGTCGTCCAGCCAGTAGGCCAGATCGACGGCGTGGCCGGTAAGGTGCCGGCTGTTCATGGTGCGCGAGGCGCCGATCGCGACGAGGCGGGCCTGGCGCTCGCGCGAGCGCAGCCCCTCCGTCACGATGAAGGGCACCGCCTGGCGGGCCCGTTCGACGACGCGCACCAGATCGCGGTGTACGCCCTCGAGGCGCACGCGGTCGCGCGGCAGCAGCATCACGCCCCCGAGGCCGGCACGCGGGCCAGCATCACCCGGACCGTGGCATCGGCCGCAAGGGCCGCGACCGTGCAGAGGCCGACCTGGTAGTTGCCGGTGGCGGTGGTGGTGATGCGGCGGTTGGTGTTGTCCCAGAACACCCGCGCGCCCTGGCTGATGGCGAGCGAGGGCTCCTTGGCAAGCTCGAACTCGCCGCGGGTTTCGCACTCGACGCTGGCGCTTTGGGCGGCGTCGGACGCCGCCACCCCGAAGAAGGCGCCGACCAGCATGCCCTGGCCGGAGAGGATGCCGCCCGTGTAGGGCACCAGCATCGGGACGGAGCGCGCGTCGGGACGGATGCAGTTGCGCATGGAAGGGTCTCCTGAAACGCCGAAGGCGCCCCACCCCGCCCAGCCAAGCAAATGCTTGGCTGGGGACCCGGGGGACGGGCGCCCTCGACGAAGCTGCTGAGTTGGTGGAAGAGATCAGGTGCCCGGGTTGAACCAGGCGCCGCGCCAGTCGATGGCGCCGACACCGAAGTCGAAGATCACGCTGACCTCGACGCCGTCCGCGCCCTGCACCGGGCCGGTGGTGACCTGCGGCCCCTCGGCGCCGTTGAGATAGCCATAGACGTAGACCGGCGCCGCGACCGGGTCGGAGAACAGGTACCAGCGGTTGGCCTGGATCAGCGGCTCGATCACCGGCTGCACGAAGCCGGCAAAGACGTTCGCCTTGCCGATCTCGGCTGCCTGCACCACCACCGTCGCCTGGCGCGCGGCGAGCTCGAGGTTGGGCCCGACCAGCAGCCGCATGGTCTGGCCCATCGAGATCGGCAGGCCATCCAGCGTGCGCTGCTTCATAATGGCGGTGCGGCCGGCGCCGATGGTCGCGGTGTCGAGCACCGTGCCAGTGCTGGCCTTGTTGGAGCGCGCCGCACCGGTGGCGAATACGGGCGCGCTGCCGGTGGTGAGCGTCGGGCCATCGCCATTGGCCGAGTTCAGCAGGTTGTAGGCGGTGGCGTTCTCGAACTCGGCGACGCGCCGGCCGATGGCGGCGGCGAAGTCCGTGAAGGCCCCCAGATCGTCGTTCACCAGCATCGGTCGCGTGACGCGGATGCGCCGCGCGAAGGTCTGCAGGAGCACGATCTCCTGGCTCTCGGACATGGTGCCGACCTGGATCTCGCCGTTCTCGGCGAGCGGCAGCAGGGTCGGGAAGTCACCGATGCGGAGGTGCCGGTGCGGCTTGAAGTCACGGAAGTCGCGCCGGAGGAAGATCTGCCGGTAGGTCGGCTCCGCCGGCTGGTAGGCGGCGAGCAGCATCTTGTTGGCCGCGGCGGCCAGCAGCAGCGGGAAGTCCGAGCTGGTGTGGAAGGCGCGCTCGGCGAGCAGGGTCGGATTGCGGGGCACGCTCCGCTCGCCGCGGGCGCGGAGCAGCTCGCCGATCATGTCGGACGGGCGCCAACCCATGAACTCCGCGTGGCGACCTGCGCCCTGGGGCTGGTAGCCGGGCATGGCACGGGCGGCGAGCGCCTCGGCCATGGCGTCGCGGATCTGTGCCGGGTCGTCGTGGCCGGGGCCGGTCTCGGGGCGGGCGGGGATGGACGGCCGCGGGCCCTGCGCCACCAGGGCATCGAACAGAGCGCGGCGGGCCTGGTCGCCGGTCCAGCCGTGGGCGATGGCCTCGGCGCGGATCGGGGTGATGCGCTCTGCCGGCAGCAGGGCACGGGCGGCCTCCACCGCGGTGTCGATGCCGGCGATGCGCTCGCGCTCGGCGCGGCTTGCTTCGACCCGGACCGCATCGAGATCGGGCGGCGCGGCGCGGGTCGGCTCGGGCGGCGTGGCGGGCGCGGCCGGTGCGAGGCTGGTGGTCACGGTGGTCTCCTGGGGCGGGGTGGGCGGCGCGGACGGCGCGGGAACGTCCCGGGCGGCCGGCGTGGCCGGGGCTTCCGGCGTCGTCTCGGGCATGGGTGGGTCCTCGTCAGGCAGGGCAGGCTCGATCGCGATGGCGGGCGCGCCCTGAGGCGCCTCGCCACGCACGGATGCGTCCCGGTCGACAGGGACCGGCACGACGGAGATCTCGAAGGGCTCCCAATCCACTGCGCGGTGGACGGTCTCGCCGGTGGCGGCATCGGGCCGCGGCTCGTAGCGGTGCACGCGATAGCCGACGCTCACCGCGCGCAGCGTGCCGTCGGCGATGCGCTGCCAGATCGGCTCGACATCGGCGGCCGTGCTGAACTGCAGCGTGGCGTAGCCGCGGCCACGATCGAGCCGGGCGGCGGTGACGCGGCCGAGCACGTCGCGCGCACCCCCGCGGCGATGGGTGTCGAGCACCGGGGCGCGGCCAGAGCGCAGTGCCTCCATCCGCACCGCGTTCGGCGACATCTCCAGCTCCTCGGTGATCAGGCCGAGGGCGGGCACGAAGTTGCGGGCACGAGCGCCAGTGCTCCACACGACCTCGACCGTGCGCGCGGCGCGGTCGACGGTAGCGGGCGCGGTGATGGCGCGCTGCGCCATCAGGGGAAGGTCCCCGGCCGTCGGCGCAGCAGCAGGCTCCGGCGCGGCATTGTTGCCGCCCGGTTCGATCGGCTCGGTCATGTTCAGCCCTGGGGTGCAGGTTCTCGTGGTGGCGCCGCGGCGCCGGTGGCGGCGATCTCCACCGCGGCCATCTGCGCGGCGTCCTGCGCGGCGCCGGACTTCGCGACCCGGCGCGGATCCGTGTCGAGCGCTAGGCCGGCGTCGTCGAGCAGGGCGTTGGCCTCGCGGATCATCTCCACCGCGGCGCGGAAGTCGTAGCCGAAGGCGCCCGCCGCCTCCGGCTGCGGCACGAAGCCGGCGCGCACCTGCGCGATCAGCGCGGTGGTGTCCTTCAGCGGATCGATCATCTCATGTGCCGGCGGGACGTGGCTGACGCCGTCCGGCATGTCGGCGTCCCACAGCCCGAGCAGCGCGCCCTGCCGGTGGAACCGCTCCGCGATGGGTCGGACCAGCATCGGGATCAGCATGCCGTACTGCATCTGCTCGCAGAGGCGGCGGAACTCGATCTTGCCCGCCCGCAGCGAGGAGTAGTTCGCCTGCGTCAGGTCGCCCGAGACCTGGTCGTAGGTCAGGCCCGCGCCCACCGCCGCAGCCTCGAGCGCGCGGCGGGCGAAGGCGGCGTGGCTGCCGCCGCCGCTCGGGTTCACCACCTCCACGGATCCCATGCCGCGCCGATAGAGGATCATCCCCGGCTCGAAGCTCTCGACCGTCCGGCCCTGGGCGTCACGGAGCAGGCCGGCCGCGGTACCCGTGAGCGCCTCGTCGCCCTCCTCGGTGACCACCGCCGCCAGGCACGCCTCGATCTTGGCCTTCATGAGCAGCGCGGCCTCGTAGTCGCCGAGGTCGCGCAGCCGCAGCAGCACCGGGGCCAGCCAGGAGACGTCGCGCAACTGGCCGGGCCGGCGCTTGCGGTAGATGTGCAGGACCTCCGATGCCGGGATGCGCTGGCTGCTCTGCCAGGCCGAACCCGGCAGGATCCAGGCGGCGCCCGGATGCATGCGATGCAGCCAATAGCCAATCGGTGCGCCGGCCTCGCCAAGCGCGATGCCCTGGATGGTCGGCGCGCCGTCGACCATGCCGTTCCGCGCGGTGTCGAGATGATCCGCCTCCAGCACCTGCAGGCGCAGGCCGATCGGGTTCGCAGGCGACGGCGCAGTCATCAGGAAGCGCACGAAGCACTCGCCGCTCTCGACGACAGCTCGCATCACCAGCGCCTGCAGGCCGTAGAGGTCGAGCCGGCCCTCGACATCGCAGGCGGTGCTCTCGGCCCAGCGCTGCCAGGCCCGGCCATGCGCGTCGTCGGGCCAGCGGGTGGTGATGCCGGCGCCGACCGCATTGCCGGTCCAGAGGTCGACGATGCGGCTGGCGTAGGGGTCGTTGCGCACCGCATCGCGGGCACGGCGCGCCACCGTCGCCGCGGCCATGCCGACTTCGGTATTAGCGCTGCCACCCGAGGGCGCCCAGGTCGAAGTGCGATGGTCTTGGGCGGCGGCATAGCCACGCAGCACATTCAAGGCATCACGAAGGCGCCGTGTCATGCGATCGATCACGCGCCACCTCCACGGGTGAAGCTGGCCAGCGTCATCGAAGGCCGCCGCGCAGCGCTGTTCTCCGCGCCATGCAGCGCCGCGAGCGCGCGGCCGAGCTCATCGAGGCTACGGTACTCCACGGTGCGGCCGTCGAAGGTGACGCGCGTGGTGCCGCCGGTATAGGCCGCGGCCAGCCCCGCCGCACGGCTGCCGATCGGCTGCGCCAGCGCCCATGCGAGGACAGCGGGATCCATCACGCGGCCCGCAGCGTCGGCAGCGGCGTCGCCGCGTTGGCCAGATAGGACAGCCCGCTCGGCGCGCTGGGCATGATCGGCACGTCGGCCTGGTGGGTCAGCGCCGCGAAGAACCCGTTCTCGCTGCCGGTGCCGCCACCGGCGCCGCCATCCGCCGCGGCCGAACCGAGCAGCAGCGCATTCCCCCCGCTGAAGGCCTGGGTACTGGTGCCGCGCACCGTGGGCGCGCCGGAAAAGCACAGCAGCAGCCACCAGATCCCCGCCGGGATCCAGCGTGGCTGCGCGAAGGGGCATAGCGCGTTACCGGTGGCCGCGGTGTCGGCGTCCACCACGGGCTCTTCAATCAGGCGCCCTGGACGCCCAGCGCTATCGTCGCCCGCTAGCGCCATGCGCAGGAGGCCGGCGGCGCCGGTCGTCACGCTCACCGCCATGGCCGAGAACAGCCCGGGCCGGGCGAGGACATAGGGCACGCAGTAGAGGCGGTTGGCCACCATCGCCACCGCGCCGCCGACCGCGCGCGCATGCTGCGAGGCGTAAAAGCGCCCTGAGACGTAGGGCAGCATCGCCGGCGCGGGCGGCAGGTAGTGCTGGAACAGAGCGGTCATGCGAGGGGCCGGATGCCGAGGGTGAGGAGGCGCTCCGCCGCTTGATTCACCGGCGCCGCGGCGAGGCCGGAGCGCAGCCTGAGCCAGCGCCAGCCGAGCAGCAGGGTCGGCGGCAGGGTGAGCGCGCGGCCGGCGGCGACGGTCAGCACCACCTCGTTGCCGAGGTGGTCGTGGAGGTCGGCCCAGGCCGCGGGCTCCCCCTCGTCGAGCGAGCCCTGCAGGGTGAGCGGGGCGTCGGTCCAGGCGGCGGGCAGCAGCAGCAGGCAGACGCCGTAGCCGACGCTGGCGACGGGCCCGCTCAGCGCCTGGCCGGCGGCGATGCTGGTGCGCACCGGGACGATGGTGGTCATGGGGTTCTCCAGGTTCAGCGCAGCCAGCCACTGCGCGGTGCGAGCCAGCCACGCGGGCGATGGGTGTCGGGCGCGACCGGCGGTGGCGGAGCGACATTCCCGCCGGTGGGAAGCTCGCTCGGTTGCAGTGGAGCGTTGGCGACTTGCTCGCGCAGCTGCTGCCAGAAGCGCTCGCCATAGCGGTCGGCACCGAGCAGCCAGAGCGCCGCACGCGCCAGTACGGCGCAGTCCAGCGCTTCATTCCGTTCCCTGAGCTTCGCCCATTCCTGCCGGGCGAAGCCGCGCCGGTCCTTCGTCGTGCGCAGCTGCTCGGCGACCAGCTGCTTGATCCATTCCACCTCGACCGCCCGTGGCAGATGCACCCAGCCGGGCGGGAACTCTTTGGCATCGCCGCGCCCGAGCCAGAGCCGGCGATAGAGGTCGGCCTTCCAGGTCGAGACTGAGACGGTCCAGAGCTTCAGGCCTCGCCGGAGCTTCCGGCCATCGACCAACGCATCCACCGGCGTCGGGCCCTGCACCGGCTGCGCGCGGTTCCAGCCGTCCACGCCCTTGGTGGGCGCGATCCGCGGATCGTGCAGCCGCCGGAGGTGACCATAGACCGCCGCCGTGTCGCGCCCGCCGGTGTCGACGCAGGCCTTGGCGATGCGCATCGTCCCTCCACCCATTCGCGGCCAGTCCCGCGCCAGCAGCCTCGCCAGCGCGTCCCAGGGCTCGCGCTCGCGCGGGCTGCCGGGGATGACGATGTGGTCCACCAGCCAGGAGGAGAACCCCTCCGCCCAGCCCCAAACGTCGCACTCGAGGCGGTCGTCCTGCACGTCCACGCCCGCGGTAAGGCAGAGGGCGCCGGTGGGCACCACGCCCATCCGGAAGGCCTCCCGCCGCTCGACCAGCCGCTCCCAGTCCGGCGCCTCGCCCTGCTCCTGCCAGGTCTCGCCGAGGACGGTGTTCCGGAAGGTCTTCAGGTCCTCGGGCTTCCCTTGCGCCGCCTCCCAGTCGCGGGCGATCTGCTCCCAGGACAGCCAGCCGACCGGCGAGTACAGCGCCGAGATGTGGAAGCCGACCGTGTGCGGGTCCTCGGGCACCGCCGTGGCCCGCCACTCGCCGCCGGCCAGCATCGCCGTCTTGTGGTGCTCCTCGATGCCCTCGTCGCAGCCCTCGCAGCGGTAGCGGACCGAGCGCGGGTCGCCCTTCTCCCAGCGGAGCCGCTCGAACTTCAGCCACTGCATCTCGCCGCAGTGCGGGCAGGGCACGAAGTAGCGCCGCTGGTCGGAGGCGGCGTATTCCCGCTCGATCCGGCTGCGCCCGGCGATGGTCGGCGTCGAGACCAGGAAGGCCTTGCGCCGCCAGCCGAAGGTGCGAGCCCGCGCCTCGGCCAGCGAGATCGGGTCGCCTTCGCCCTCGACGTCGCCGGGATAGGCGTCCACCTCGTCGAGGAAGAGGAAGCGCGCCGTCATCGAGCGCAGCCCGACCGCGCTGTTCGCCCCGGTCAGCACCAGGATGCCGCCGGGGAATTCCTTCGACAGCAGGGTATTCCCGCTGTCCCGGGCGCGGGCCGGGGCGACCCGCTCCTTGAGCGCCGGGGTCTCCTCAAGCAGTGGGTCGATGCGTTGGCGGGAGAAGCGCTTCGCGAGCTCGACGGTGGGCTGCACGGCCAGCACCGGCGCCGGCACGTGGTGCAGGATGTAGCCGAGCCAGCAGTTGCCGCTCTCGGTGGCGCCGACCTGGGCGCCCTTCATGAACACAACCCGCCGCGCGGGATGCACCGCCGAGAGCGCGTCCATCACGTCGCGCAAGTACGGGGTCCGGCTGGTCCGCCAGGGGCCAGGCTCCGAGGAGGCACGGCTGCCCAGGATCCGGTGCCGCTCCGCCCACTGCGACACGGTGAGCTGCGGCGGCGGGCGGAGCATGGCGCCGGCCCGGCGCCGCACATGCTCACGGGTTCGCGGCCCGATCTCCGAGGCCTGGTGGATCGAAGCGATCGGCGGCCTCCGAGAGCAGGTCGGTGATGTGCGCCTGCAGGACCGTCTGCAGCAGGTGCGGGTCGACGCCGAGTTCGGCGGCGATCAAGCCGGAGACGCGGGCCGGCCAGTTCAGCAGTGCATCCCGCATGGCGCCGGCGATCTCGTCGATCGTGGCGTTGGCCTCGGCGACGTCGAGCAGCCGCCGCTTGTTCTCATCCAAGGCGAGGCGCTGCGCCTCGACCTTGAGCGCCAGCTGCGCGACCTTCAGCCGGGCATAGGGCGTGCCGTCGGCGCCGGCACCGCCGGCCGCGAGCGGCGAGCGGTGCGGGTCGGCGGTCTCGACCAGCCGGCGGCGGGTCTTGTCGATGTCCCACTGGCCGTCCGGCTCGCGGGCGATGCGGCCGCTCCCCTCGGCCTTCCGCAGCGCCGTCTCGCTGATGCCGATGCGCCGCGCGGCCTCACGGTTCGAGGGGGTCAGCTCGGGCATGGCGGCGATCTCCCGCCACACGTCTGTGTCGTATCAGCGCCCCTCGACGCAGGCGCGCCAGCCGGGATCTCCAAAGGGCACGCCCGAGGCATGGCAGAGCGCCAGGCGAAGGCTTGCCTCATCGAGGAAGCGCGACAGGTGCAGGAGCAGGCGGAAGAGCTCAGGGTCAGACAGCGATCGCGCGGGAACACCGTCCGCATTGAGCGGAATCGCCTGGCCGTCATCGCCCCGGACCTCGGCGAGCAGGCCCGGCGGGATGAGCGCCGCCTCGCTGGCCGCACCGGCTCCTGGCTGACCGGCGGCAAGTACTGCAACGGCGGCAGTCCGAACGAGGCGTCCGATCCGGACGGACGTGAGAGCCTGCGCGCTCACGATGCGAGCGGCTGCCATCCCGGCAGCAGTTCAGGGCGCTGGCCGGGTGAGAGCAGAATCACGCGTTCCGCCGCGAGATCGAGCCTGCCGGGGCCGAGATGCGTGACGGTCCCGACCGTGAACTGCTCGCGGATGATCGAGGCCGGCCCGAAGAGGCGCAGCTCGTAGACCGCGCCGACGTCGTCCGGGATGTCGGCGCGCCCGACCAGCCGCTTCTCGCCTCCGTCGTCAAGGAAAACCCGCACCATACGGCCCCGCTGCTGTCGTATACGTCATAGCGGATGAGATGCGCTCTCGTCACGAGCGCGATGCACCGGGAAGACGACTTCCCGGCGCGGATCGGGCGTCTCGAAACGCGGGGCGCTATCCGGCGATGTGGTACACCGTGTAGGAGCCGCGGGCGCCCTCCTTGTTCGGCCCGACCTGGCGCACCCGCTCCAGCACCTCGACCGCGATGCCCTGCCGCTTCTTGAGGCCGGCGAAGAAGCCCCGCACGGTGTGCGGCGCCCAACCGGTCGCCTCGGCGATCTGCGCCACCGTCGCTCCCTCGGGGCGGCGCAGCATCGCCAGCACCTGCTCCTGCTTCGTGCCCTCGCGCGGCTTGCGCCCGGCGCCGGGCTCGCGCGGGGCGCGCGCGGGCTTCGTGCCGACCGCCGCGCGGAGCTGTGCAACGGCCGCCGCCATCCCGTCGTCCTGTCCCTCTGGCCGGAGGCCATCGAACCCGCGCTCGGCGACCCCGTCCCAAGCGGCGAGAAGGGCTGCGGCGGCGTCGCGCAGGCTCGCCCGCGGGGCGCGCGTGGGCGCGGCCCCGGCCGCCTCGGGCATCAAGGCGTCCTCGCCCCGCGGGGCGGGATCCTCCCCGCCCGTGGGCGCCGCCTCGCCGGGCTCCGGCCGGTGGTGCTGCGTGGCGTCGTCCGCGGCGGTGCTGTCGCTCGGGTCGATGCCGATGGCACGCAGCCCCGCGTCGGTGATCTTCAGCAGCACCGTGTCCCCGTCCACGGTCCAGAGAGCATGTGCGTCGTAGGCGGGGCGGTGCACCGCGATCACCAGGTCCCCTTTCAGCAGCGCCTTCGCCACCGTCTGCCGCGCCGCGGCAGGCAGCCGCTCGGGCGGGTAGGTCAGGTGCTCGGGATGCTGCGCGGCGGCGGCCAGGATCGCGTGCTGAGTGTCGGTGAGCTTCATCGTCGGGGTCCTCGGTCCAGCACCCGACCAGCCGGGTGCTACCACCCCGAGCCCCGCCGGGAGGGCCGGTCGGGGCGGCGCGGGAGGCGCGGCGCGGCGCGCTACTCGGCGTATTCGCCGCGCTTGAAGTAGCAATCCGTCACTCTCGCGAGCCGGCTGTTCCAGTGTTCGAGCGTCACGGCCTTGCCCCAGAGGACGTCCTCGGGATCGGCCCCGAAGTGGTCCGCGCTCATCTGCTCCAGTTCGGCGACCATCGCGTCGAAGCGGGCCTTCTGCTGCAGGAAGGCATCGAGGCTCTTCTGCTGGTTGCGGGCGGCGCGGGCTTCACGGTCGGTCATGCTGGTCTCCGTCGTGTGGTGCAGGGCATCCCCTGCGCGTGACGGACCATTCGCGCTGTGCCGCTCACGAGCCAAGCAAGATGCAGCGTCGCGGAATTGCTATGATTCGGCGATCTGGATCACATCATGATCGACGATGCGGCGCACTGCGGCGACGCCGGCGAAGGTGCGGTCCTCGCCGTCCAGGACAGCGGCCTCCCCGGTGGCCTCCTGCCAGCGCCGGACGATGACGTCGGCATAGGCGGGATCGAGCTCGAGCAGCACCGCGCGCCGCCCGGTCCGCTCCGCCGCGATCATCGTCGTGCCCGAGCCGCCGAAGGGATCGAGCACGGTGTCGCGCTGCTTGCTGCTGTTGCGGATCGCACGCTCCACCAGCGCGACGGGCTTCATGGTGGGGTGCAGGTCGTTCCGCGCCGGCTTGTCGAAGTGCCAGACGTTTCCCTGGTCGCGGGCGCCGCACCAGTAGTGCTGCGCGCCTGCCTTCCAGCCGTAGAGCATCGCCTCGAACTGCTGGTGGTAGTCGGCGCGGCCGAGGGCGAAGGTGTTCTTGGCCCAGATGATGGTGCTCGACCATTTGCCGCCCGCCTCTTGCCAGGCGCGGTGCAGCGTCGGCCACTCGGACGAGGACATGCAGACGTAGCAGGCACCCTTGGTGACGGAGAGCAGATTGGCCAGCGCCGGGCGGAGGAAGTCGAGGAAGCCCTGGCCGAGCGCGTCGTTGGCGATGGTCATCTTCGCCGCCGTCCCGCCCTGGTAGGCGACGTTGTAAGGCGGGTCCGTGAAGGCCATGTCGGCCAGGCGGTCGGCGCCGATCGCCCGCTGCACATCGGCGGGCTTCGTGGCGTCGCCACACAGCAGGCGATGGTCGCCGCAGCGCCAGAGGTCGCCGGCGCGGGTGACGGGCACGGCCGGCGGCTCCGGCGCGTCGTCGACGTCGTCCTCGCGGCCGACATCGGCGGCGGCCAGCAGCCGGTCGAGCTCCATCCCCGAGAAGCCGAGGATGTCGAGGTCGACCGCCGCGTCGTCGCGGATGCGGGCGATCTCGGCGGCGAGCAGCGCCTCGTCCCAGCCCGAGTTCAGCGCGATCTGGTTGTCGGCCAGGCGCAGCGCCCGCGCCTGCGCCGGGGAGAGATGGCCGAGCCGCAGCACCGGCACGGAGGGGCGACCGAGCTGCTTCGCGGCCATGACGCGGCCGTGGCCGGCGATCAGCACACCTTCGGCATCGACCAGGACCGGGTTCACGAAGCCGAACTCGGCGATGGAGGCGGCGATCTGCGCCACCTGCGACGGCGAATGCGTGCGGGCGTTCTCGGCATAGGGCACGAGGGATGCGACCGGCAGCGTGGAGACGACGAGATCAGGCTGCACTGGCGATGACCTCCAGCCGCGCCGTGGCCACGGCGTCGTAGTCGCAGCCATCATCGGCCAGATTTACCGACAGGTCCGGGTGCAGCATGCGCCAGCGAGCGATCGCCAAGTCGACATAGGCGGGCGCCAGCTCGATCGCGCGGACGCGCCGCCCGGTGCGCTGGCCGGCGAGGATGGTGGTGCCGCTGCCGCAGAAGGGCTCGAATACGACCTCCCCCTCGTCCGTGTAGGTGCGCATCAGGAATTCCGGCAGCACCACCGGGAATACCGCGGGGTGCTCGGTCTCGATGCCGCGGCCCTTGTGGCGGGTCAGGCGCAGCACGTTGTCGGGGATCCGGAAGTCCTGCACCGGCAGCCCGGCGTGCTGGTACTCGGAGATGCTCCCGTCGGCGGCGCGCAGCCCGCTGCCCTTGTTCGGCGTGCCGGCCCATTTGCAGGGCACGATCTTGTTCGCCTGCCGCGCCTGGCGGTTGAAATGGAAGACGAACTCAAAGGCAGGTGCGAGGCGACCGTTCCAGTCGCCCGGCAGGCCGGGCCCCTGGTCCCAGGCATACAGCCCGAAGCGGCGCCAGCCGCGGGCGCGCATCCAGTCGAGCCAGCCGGCCCAATAGGGCTGCCACTCGTTGTCGCGGTGGATCAGGCCGAGGTTCACCAGCACCTGGCCATCCGGCCGCATTGCCGCGTCGAGATGCTGGAACACGCCCTGCATCAGCGCGTCCCAATCCGAGACGCCGCGGGTGGTGTAGTCGCGCTGGTTGCCGTAGGGCGGCGAGGTGAACAGCAGCGCCGCGCGGTCGTCGCCCATGACGCGGGCGACGGTGGCCGGATCGGTGCTGTCGCCACAAAGCAGCCGGTGCTCGCCAAGCCGCCACAGGTCGCCTGGCCGGCTGACGGCCTGGCGCGGCGGGTCCGGTTCGGCGTCGGCGGGATCATTCTCCGCCGCCTCCTCCGTCCCCGCCGCGCCATCCCCGCCCCCCTGGACCGCGGGCGCCGACAGGGCCTCGGGCGCGTCGCCGTCGGACACGGCGTCTCCAGCCGCCGCGAGGATGTCGTCGAGCTCCGCGGCCGAGAAGCCGAGCGCCGCAAGGTCGAGGTCGGGCTCCGCCTGCACCGCGGCCAGTGCCTCGCGCAGCAGCGCCTGGTCCCAGCTCGCGTTCTCGGCGATGCGGTTGTCGGCGAGCCGCAGCGCCTCCTTCTGCGCCGCAGAGAGGTGCCGCAGCACGATGGTCGGCACCTTCGCGATCCCGAGCGCGACGGCCGCCTCAAGCCGGCCGTGACCGGCGATCAGCACGCCCGCCTCGTCCACCAGCAGCGGGTTCGTGAAGCCGAAGGCCAGCATGCTGGCCTTGATCTGCTCGAGCTGCGCCGCGCCGTGCAGGCGGGCGTTGCCGGGGTGGGCGCGCAGATCCGCCACCGGGCGCAGCAGGATCTTCGCCGCCATCCAGGGGAGCGTCATCGGGCCATCCGGGATCAGGGTGGGTGCGAACCGTGCGGGCAGCCGGCGCGAACCGCGCGCCGGCACGGTTCGCAGCTAAACGATTGAGATCAGGGCCGTGTGGTGCGAACTGCGAACCATGTTTTCGGCCTGGCGCTGGCGAAGTCGCGCGCTTCCGCCCCCCGCATACGCCGGGCCCAGGAAGGACCCTGCGGCTCGCGAGCCACGCTGCGGATTGACCGGCTGCGTGGCTCGGGAGCCACCGCCGCATCGAGCTACACGATCTCGACGTAGCCTCAACCTAGCCCCATCGATTTGCGCGCCGCCACGGGGTGAATTGTAACAGCGCGACCGGAGCGGCGACGCGGTTCAGGCCGAAGCCCTTGCCTCCTGCGCGGCGTCGCGTGTCGCGGCGAGCGCGGCCAGCATGTGACGCGCCTGCTTCACCGCGCCCGCGTCGCTCGCATCGACGTCGGAGACGGCCTCCTCGGCCGCAGCGACGCCGGCGGTGAGCTGCTCGCACAGCTCGTCGAGCTGCTCATCGATGTCGGCCCCCTCCTCGCCGGCCGCGCCCTGCCGCCACTCGGCGACGATGGCGTCCGCCTCGCGCGCCATGCGGTTCGGGGACACGCCGCGTGCGGCGAGCGCCAGCAGGCGCTTGAGGGCGGCGTCGACGGGACGCGCCGCCCGGGGCTTGCGAGCAGCCATGGGCCGAGTGCTCCTGGGATGTCCCGGGGGGTGTAGCATGTTCTTGTATTGTTCCGGTAGGGGGCGGTATCGTCGGGCATGCCCGACGGCCCTCCGTCCCGCCCTCCGCCCCCGTGGCTGAGCAGCGCCGCCCTGGCCGCTGCCCGCGCGGCGCGGCGGCCGCCCGGGGCCATTCCCCGCCTCGGCGCCGGGGACGGCAGGGCGGTGCGCGAGGCCGTCCTGGCGCACCACCCCGCCTTGCCGATGACCCTCATCGCCGAGGCGGTCGCCTACGTGCTCGGGAGCGAGTGACTGCCAGGCACCCGCATCGATGGACGCTCGGGCGCCGGGCCGGCAAAGTCGCGCCGATGGAAGGGGAGTGGGCATGGTGGCGGTGACCCTGGGCAAGCTGGAGAACATCGACCCGCGACAGCTATGGCCCATGGAGGCGAAGGACTTCACGCCGTGGCTCGCCGGAAACCTGGGGCTGCTCGGCGAGGCCCTGGGGCTCGACCTCGAGCTGGTGAGGATGGAGGCGCCGGTCGGCTCCTTCGCGTGCGACATCGAGGCCCGCGACACGGGTAGCGGGCGGCGCGTGATCATCGAGAACCAGCTGTCCGAGACCGACCATGGGCACCTCGGCCAGCTCATCACCTACGCGGCCGGTCTCGAGGCCGGTGTGGTCGTCTGGATCGCGCCGAAGGTCCGCGAGGAGCATCGCGAGGCCATCGACTTCCTGAACCGGCACACCCGCGAGACGGTCGACTTCTTCATGATCGCGCTGGAGGTCATCAGCATCTCCGGCTCGCCGCCCGCCGTCGTGTTCAGGCTGGCCGCATCACCGAACGCCTGGGCGAAGACGGCCGCCGCATCGGCGAGCAAGACCCTCACCGACAAGACCGTCGCGTACCAGGAGTTCTACCAGGGGCTCATGGACGAGCTTCGCGAGAAGCACAAATTCACCAACGCGAAGGCCGCCCAACCTCAGAGCTGGTACGCGTTCTCGAGCGGCACGACGGGCATTTCCTACAGCACCGCGTTTGCGTCGGGAAATCGGCTCCGGGTCGAGCTGTACATCGACGTCGGCGACATGACGAAGAACAAGGCCATCTTCGACGCGCTGAAGGCGCAGGAGCAGCAGATCGAGAAGGAGATCGCCGAGCCGCTCACCTGGGAGCGGCTCGACGCCAGGCGCGCGTCCCGCATCTCGGTCGTCCGTGAGAACACGTCGATCGCCGATGCATCGACTCACGAGGAAGAAATCCGCGATTGGGTCGTCAAGCGACTGCTGAAGTTCAAGGCCGTCTTCGGTCCGAGACTGAAGGCGGCCCTGGCCGCCACGCCGCCGCAGAGCGCGAACGTCGGCGTGGCCGCTGCGTAGGCCCGCTGTCTTCCCTTGCCGGTCTACGCCGCCTGCGAGCGCGGCGTCAGGCGGAAGTGGGAGGCCAGCGTCCCGAGCGCCGCGACCAGCATGCCCTGCGCCACCGGCCCGTGCACCGGGCGCCCGGACCAGCCCTGGCGCATCGCCCACTCGCGGACCGAGAACTCGAGCCCGACGACGAACCACACGCAGGAGCCGGCCGGACTGCCGTGGCCGCCGAGCGCGTCGAGGGCGTCGGCCACGCGCCGCCGGGCCTCGAACTGGCGGTTCGAGATCCCGTCGGCCGTGGCGCCGGGCAGCCGGACCAGCTGGGAGGTGGACATGCTGTCGATCGCGGCGCTGCGGAACAGCGTGCGGAAGACGCATCCCGCCTCATGCATCTGCGGCGTGATCGTGCCGTTCGCCAGCATCATGCCGAGCGTGTCCACCGCGCGGCGGTGCTCAACCGGGCTGCCCGTCTCGGGATCGGCGGCGCGGACCGGCCCCTCGAAGCCGCCGTGCTGCAGCCGCCACTTCGACGGCTTCGACAGCTCCTCCTGCCCCGTCGTTGCGCGCTTCGGCTTGCGCTTACCGGCCATGACGGTCCCCTCCGTGGCGGCGCCCCCAGCGCCGGCTGGCTTCGTTGATGACGGCCTGGCGCAGCCAGGGATCGGCGATCTCCGCCACGGCCAGGGCGGCGACGCCGTGCCGGTGCCAGGCGGCGGCGCGCATGGCGTCGAGGTCCACCGCGGTGGTCGAGGTGCGTGCCAGGTCCAGACTCGACCGGGGCGGCTGCGGCGCACCGGGCAGCCTCATGCGCGGCCGCCCTGCGGGTCTGTCGCCCAGAGCAGCAGGGCGATGGCGTCGGCCTCGTTGTCGTCCGCCGGCGCGAAGCCGCGCGCCCGCACCGCCGCGATCATCGCCGCCTTGTCGGCGTTGCCGCGGCCGGTGGCGAAGCGCTTGATGGTGCCGACCGGCACGCCCTCGTAGGCGACACCCCGCTCCTCGCACCAGGCCGACAGGTGGGCGAGGAAGCCGCCGTAGAGGTGAGCTGCATCGGTGCCGGCATGGGAGCGCACCTCCTCGAAGGCGATGCGCGTGAGGCCGCCGGTGAGCCCGGCCAGCTCGCCGAGCCAGCCGCGGAAGCGCAGGTAGCGCATGCCGCCGCCCTCAAAGCGGCTGGGGCGAAAGGTGACCGTGCCGGAGGTGATAGCGCCGTCCTGGCCGCGCAGTGCCCAGCCGGTGGTGGTGCCGAGGTCGAGGGCAAGGACGGCGGGGCGTCCGACAGCGAGCGAGAGTGGCGCCGCGGGCGAAGCGCTTGCGCCGGGAGCGGGCATGGGGAGAGTCGCGGGAGCCATGGGGTCTCCGAGAGAGGATCGTCGTGGTGAGGGCGGCGACGGCGCGGTTCTTGGCGGAGCTCGCCGTCGCTGCCCGGCTTTCCGGGGCGGACCGCGTTCCGGCGGTCCGCGGCTGCGCGGACGAGGCATCACGGCACGCCGTCCAGCCAGCCGGGCGCGGGGGATGCCTGGGAGGGTCTGTGCAAACCCTCCCGAGAACCCTCCCCGCCGAGAACCGTGCTCGGAGCAGGGCTCGGGGAGGGTTGATAGGGTTGGGAGGGTTTCCCGCTCCCCTCCGGCATCATGTGCGTGCGCGCGTGCGCGTGTGTGTGAGGGGTGGAAGAACCCTCCCAACCCTCCCCACCCTCCCCAACCCCAGGGATTTCCTGGCGTGGCACGGTGTTAGGGTTGAGCGCCAACCCTCCCACGCCTGCCGCAACCCTCCCACCGTCTCGATCCGCGGAGGGCTCGAGGCGCCACCGCTGCGCGTTGTGCAGCGTGGCAGCGGGCCGGACATGCACGAGGCGGTCGGCGACCCGAAAGGCGCGGTCCCGCAGCTTCCGGAGCGCGAGGCCGAGACGCACGCGCTGCCCGTTCTCGTCCTTGGCGCTGATCGGCAGCGGTGGATCGGCGAGCTTCGCGTGGCCGAAGAGGTCGCTGACGCTCACCTCGGCCGTGCCGAAGCGGTCCCACCAGGTCTGCACGAAGCCGCGCCAGGCGCCGCCCTCGGCGTCCGACGCCTCCATCAGCTCCTCGAGGTTGCCGAGGAAGCCGGGCACGCCGGCGACGGCGAGGATGCCGCCCATGGCCTGCGACCAGGCCTCGTAGCTGCCGATGCTCCGCTCGCCGCGCGGACGGCCCGCCGCGACCCAGGCACGGCAGAGGGTCAGGCAGGCCGCGACCAACCTCGCGCGGTTCGCACGCACCCACACCATCAGGTCGGGATGGCGGAAGCCGTCGCGACGCCACGGTTGGTCGGTTCGCGCGTCGAGGCGGATCCGCACGAGGCGGCGGGCGATCTCGTGCGAGGAACTGGGGTTGTTGCCGGTGGCGACCCAGGTGCAGCGGATCGGGAGGCGCGCCATTTCCGACGCGCCAAGGATGCGGTCCTCCCAGAACGGCGCGGTGAGGGCCGCGGCAAGGGCTGCGCTGTCGAGCTCCGAACGCAGGTTGTCGATGAGCACGAGCGAGGGGATCTGGCGCAGCTTCGCGGTGATGCGCTTGCGCCACTCCTCGTCGTCGCTACCCTCCGTCATCACCGACGCGCCGCAGCCCGTATGGATTGTGGCGATGGCGTCGACCATCAGCGTGGCGCCGGTGCCGGGCGTGGGCTTCTCGATGAGGTGAAGCGGCGTCGGCCCGTCGACCATCGCCCGCACGAAGCCGAGCAGCAGGAGGCAGAGCGCGTGGGCCCGCTCCGCCTCCGAGGTGAAAGGGAAGTCCCCGAGCAGGTCGTCGAGCAGCAGCGACCTGGCGGCGGCGATGTCCGCCGCGGAAGGGCGTTCGGGGACCGGCGGCAGCACGAAGCCTGGCGGCGGCCGGTAGAGGAGCCGCGCATCAGGGTGGTAGCCGGACTCGGTCAGCAGGACGCCCCCGCGTCCGAGCACCGGCGCGGTGACGATGCCAGCGAGGACAGGCAGCGCCGGGTCGGGGGTGGCGACCATCGACTTCACCACGCCGGTCGGCGGCGGTGCGGGCACCAGGTCGCCCTTGGCGTTGAGCTTCCGCCAGTCGGCGAGCTTCGCCAGCATGTGCCGCAGGCGCTCCTCACGGACCGTCACCGGCACAGGGCGGCCCTCGTCGTCGGGCACGACCCAGGATGGCTCTCCACCAAGCCGGAACAGCCAGGGCGAGCGGTTCGCGCCGAGGACGAGGCCCCAGGCGCGGGCGGTGGCGCGGTCCAGGTTGCCCTCGTCGGCGCGGGCCGTGGGCAGCGGCTGCGCCGGCTCCACGAAGCCGATGGGCAGGTGTCGGCCCGTCTCGGGCTCCTGCGGCAGCGGCTCGGCGACGGAGCCGCGCATCGCCTGGTCCACCAGGGAGGCGATCGCCTCCGCGCCGTCGCGCAGCAGCATGTCGTTGAAGTCGTCACCCTGCGTGGGCGGGGGTGCGATCGAGACCTCGCGTCCCTCCAGGCGGAGCTTCGCCGCCGTGGCCTCGGCGGCGCGGAGCCCGGCGCCGGACGCATCGTGGTCGGCGAGGATGACGATGCGGCGCGCCTCGGGCGGCAGCAGCGCCTGCTCCAGGCCGGACGTGGACAGCGCTGCCCAGACCGGCAGCCCGGGGCAGGCCAGCATCGCGGCGAGGCCGGTCTCGATGCCCTCGCAAAGGCCGAGCACGCCATGCCGACCGAGCGGGGCGAGCCGCACCGTGCCGCCGCCGGTCCTGCCGAGCACCATGCGCGGCTTCGGGATGGCCGCCTTGCGGACCGCCTCGCCGTCCTCCCACAGGTAGGTCCGGTGCACCGCCACCACCTGGCCGGCGAGGTTCCGCACCAGCCCGAGCATCGCGGGGTAGCCGGCACGGGTCTCGAAGTTCGCCAGGTCCGGGTGGAAGAGCAGGTCGGCGCCCGCCGGCACGGCAAGGCCGCGGCCCTGGAGGTAGCGCTCCGCGGCGGTCCCCTGGATCGGCCGGGCGTGTTCGCGGATGAAGGCGATCTCGCGCGCGGCGTCGCGCTCCGGCTTCGGCGCGGGCGGCGGCTCCTGGCGGGCGGGGCCTTCGCCGCTCCAGCCGGTCATCCCCGCCGCGTGGGCGAACAGCGCCCGGTCGGCCAGGCCCGTGCCGTGCGCCAGCGTGGAGAGCGGCCCGCCGCCCTCGCCGCCGTCGAAGTCGTGCCAGTCGCCGGCGTGCTCGCCGCGCAGCATGATGACGCAGGAGCCGGAGCGGCGTGGCGGTGCACCCGCGATGTTGGCGAGCCGCCACTCATCGCCTTGCCGGCGCCCGTTCGGGAACAGGCCCGGCACCCAGGCATGGGCGGTGTCGCGCAGCCGCTCGGAGATCGCCTCGAGGTCATACCGCGCGGGCCCGGTGCTGGCGTCGTTCAGGTCAATCAAGCAGCACCAGCCCGCGCTCGGCGCGCGTGATCGCGGTGTAGAGCCAGCGGGCGCGGTCCTCGGCGGTGCGCGAGAGGCCGTCGTCGTAGACGACCACGTTCTCCCACTGGCTGCCCTGCGCCTTGTGGCAGGTGATGGCGTAGCCCCAGGAGGTCTCGACCAGGCCGCGCAGCTCGCGCCAGTCCTGCCGCGCGCGGTCCGGCTCCGGCCGGACGTGGTCGTCGTAGTGGCCCTTGTAGAACCGGTGCCGGCCGGCGATCGCGGTGCCGTCCTCGGTCGTGACCGTGGCCGAGAAGGCAAGCCGGCCCTCGTCCCGCACCTCGGCGAGCGAGACGAACATGCCGTTGACCAGGCCGAGGTCGTGGCGGTTCTTGAGGCAGATGATCTTCTCGGCGCGGCCCTCCGGGTAGACGGCAGGGAAGCCGGCCGCGGCCTTGATGGCGCTGTTCAGCCACAGTCGCGTGCTGTTGCGCCCGCAGATGACCTGGCCGCCGCGCAGCATCTGCGCCGGCGCGATCGCGTTCCGCGGCAGCTTCCAGACGTGCTCGTCGTGCGCGCCCGGCGGGATCTCGATGCCTTGCCGCGCCAGGGTGGCGAGGCGGACGATGGCGCTCTCGCCGGCCTGGCGGTGGATCTCGGTCAGCATCACGTCCGGCGCCGCCTGCGTGAAGGCGCCGGCGCCCTTGATCGGCGGCAGCTGCCCGGGGTCGCCGAGCACTAGGATCGGCTTGCCGAAGGCCAGCAGGTCGGCCGCCATCTCCGGGCCGACCATGGAGACCTCGTCGAGCACGATCAGGTCGGCGTCGCGGACGCGCGACTGGTCGTTCAGCAGGAAGGTGGGGCGGTGGATGTCCGCGAGGCGCAGTTCGAGCCGGCGGATCTGCGTCTCGGCGAAGGCGCGCTCGGCGGACGCCATCCGGCCGAGGCCGCGCTGCAGGTCGAACAGCTCCTTCTCGACCCGGGCGATCTCTTCCGGCGTCGCCTCCGAGACACGGTAGATGAGGGAGTGGATGGTGGAGGCGGGCGTGCCCTTGCGGGTCATCACCAGCGCCGCCTTGCCGGTGAAGGCCGCGAACAGCACGCCGCCCGCGCCACCGCCGTCGCGCGCCATCGGATCCAGCCCGAGGGCCTGAATGGCGGCGGCGGTGATGGTGCTCTTGCCGGTGCCGGCGAAACCGAAGAGCCGGAACACCTGCTGCTGACCGCGGCCGTGGCGATACCACTCCACGATGGCGGCGATAGCCGCGGCCTGCTGGGGCGAGGGCGTGACGGTCATGCCGGCGCCTCCCAGCAGCGGGTGGCGTAAGGGCAAAGCCGGCACAGATAGAAATCGGCGGCCTGGGCGATGCGCGGCGGCAGCTCGCCCACCTCGACCGCGCGCAGGATCCCGACTGCCTGGTCGGACAGGCGCTGCGCCTCGGCAGCGTCGAAGGGCACGGCTTCGTGGTACAGCGCGAGCGTGTCGCGGTTCAGCGCCGTGAAGAACGTCACCTCGAGCTGGAGGTAGGCCATGTAGAGCTGCACCTGCGCGAAGTAGATCGGCTTCGAGAGGCGCAGCCCGCGCTTGACCAGGTCGGACCAGGACCGCTGCCCGAGCGCCTTGTGCTCCCACAGGGCCGGCCAGCGGAGGCCGACGTCGGGCCCGGCGACGATGACCCCGTCGGCGTGCCCGCGCAGCCTGCCACTGGCCGCCGAGAAGCCGAACTGCCCGCCGTCCGCGCCGCGGTCGCGCAGGTCGAAGCCGGCCTCGCGCAGCCAGCGGGTGGACAGCGCCTCGAACTGGTGGCCCGCATCGAACACGCGCAGGATGCCGCCGTCGAAGTCGCGTCCCGGATCCTTCGGCGCGTGCGCGACCTCGTAGACGAGCTTGCGGGCGCAGGGCTCGCCGACGCGGCTGCCGCCGAGGTAGTCGCGCGGGCGCTGGCGGCGGTTGCGCGCCACCAGCGCGGCGTCCACCAGCGCGTTGACCCGCGCGGTGGTCTCCGCGGCATCTCCGGGCGGCGCGTCACCCCGGCCGTAGACGACGCCGGAGCCATGGTTCATGTCGAGCGGCACGGGCACCTCAAAACGGAATCGGGTCGTCGAGCGGGTCGCGCTCGGCCGCCTGGCGGCGCATGGAGGCCTGGAAGCCGTCCACGCAGGCCTCGATCAGGCGGTCGATCTCGGCCGCGCTGCGGTCGGCGAAGGGTGTCATGAGGCCCAACTCCGTCAGCACCTCGGCGAAGGGGCGGCGCGCCTCCTTGACCGCCTGGGCCTCCATCGGCGTCCTGTCGATCACGCCGCTCGATCTCCGCGCCAGCGCGCCGCCGGCGTCGCAGCAGGCCATCGAGCAGAAGCGGTGGTGCGGGAACTCGCCGAGCCGCATCTCGTGTACGTAGCCGAAGCCCTTCGCCTCGCGGCCGCAGAGCGCGCAGACCAGGCGGCGCACCTGGTCCTCCGGCGTGCAGCCGCGCGGCGGCGGCTGCCGGCCCGGGGGCGGCCGCACCTCCCGCGGCCGGCCGCCCCAGCGACGTCGCGCCATCCCGCCATCAGCCGTTCAGCCAGGCGGGGCCGCCCGCGAGCGGGGCCTGGGCGGCCGGCGATGGCGGGAGCGGCGGCTGGGCCGCCGGGGCCGCCCACTGGTGGTGCGCGGCGGGCGCCGCGGCGGGCGGGCTCGCGCTCGCCCAGGCCGGGGCCGCGGGTGCGGGCGCGGGTGCTACGGCCTGCTTGGCGGGGCGCGGGGCGGAAGGCGACGCCGGCACCGGCTCGCCGGCCATGATCCGCGCGTATTCCGGCTCGCCGGGCAGGACGACGCGGTCCAGCCGATTGCTCGCGCTGTAGCGCGCGTCGCTCGACGGCTCGACGCAGATCTTGGCGGCGAAGGTGATGCCCGAGAGGTCGGCGAGGCCGCGCAGCACGCGCTTGGCCCGGGCCGCCTCGCTCATGTCCTGCGGGTCGAGGCCGCAGGCGCTGTCGATCATCGCCCGGAAGGTCCCCTTCGAGATCTTCCAGCCGATCGACACGCCCTGCTCGTCGACCTTGCCGCCGGCGACGGTGAAGTTCTGCCAGAACTTGCGCTTGGCGTGCGGGCCGACGATCACCGTGAACTCGGCGTCGATCATCCGCACGTCGCCGCCGCTGCGGGAGGCCTTCAGCAGGCCGCGGTCCACCTCGCCCTGGCCGTCGAGGCCGCCGGGGCGGATCACCATGGTGACCTTGGCGAAGGTGCCGTCGGGGATCAGGTCGGAGCTGCGCGGCAGCTCGGCGTCGTTCATGTCATACATGGCAGGGTCTCTCGGCTGGCGGTCAGGCGCGGGCGGGCTGGGCGTTGATCTTGTGGAGCAGGGCGCGGAGGTCGGGCGGCTCGGTCTCGTCGAGGCGGCCGGAGCGGTCCTTGGCCGGCAGGCCGAAGGCGTTGCCGGCGCGGCAGACCAGCCGACGCTCGGTCCCGCGCTCGGGGTCGTGCCGCCACGCGCCCTCGCCCTCGCGGGCGAAGAGCGACATCGACACCACCTGGTCGACGATGCCGGGCAGCTCGCGGGCGGCCTTGCCGCCCTCCATCTGCGGCTGCCAGCTCACCTTCCCGAAGTCGTCGGTGACCCGCTCCAGGATGCCGACCATGATCACGGTCTTGCCCGGGGCGTGCTGCAGGTGCTTCAGCAGCCCGATCACCTCTCGCGCCATCAGGCCGTAGGCGCCGCGCGTGTCGGGCTTGCCGGTCTTCTCGGAGAAGGCCTCGGGCCGGGTCTTGGCCCAGGCCATCGCCTGGCGGGTGAGGTCGGTGATGCTGTCGAGGAAGACGATCGACTTCGCGGCGAGCAGCCGGACCAGATCCGGATGCGCCGCGGCGAGGTGGCGGTAGTGCGCCTCCGAGAAGAACCCGTTTGGATCCGCGGCCGGGTTCACCCCGCCGACCAGGCAGGCGATGTCGATGGCGTCGTCGAAGCGGCGCACCGGGATGCTGTCGCCGCGCCAGTCCTGCACCGACTTGAGGCCGGCCTCGAGGTCGATGCAAATGGTCTCCTCCGCGGGCAGCGTGCGGAGCTGCGTGGTCTTGCCGACGCCGGTGGGGCCGAACAGCGCGACCGTGGTCTTGTTGGCCGCGCGCGAGAGCCGCTCATCGGCCGTGACGATGCGTAGCGCCATCAGCGCGACCCTCCCCGGGACTGCCGGATGCCAGGGCCGTGCGGGCCGTCCCGCAGCTCGCGGTCGGTGCAGACCGTCAGGCGGTAGACGGGCTTCCCCGTGCGGACCGTGCGGGCCGGCTCGAAGGCCTGGCGGATGCGCTCGGGCCAGGCGGCGTAGGCGCGCTCCGAGACGCGCAGCGCCGTCTCGATGTACTCCGCCGGATCCTCACCCCCGGCGCGGATCTGCTCCGCGAGCGCGGCCAGGCGCCTTCCGTCCCACTCGACGCGCTTCGGGAGCTCGACGGCGATCTCGACCGCGCCGTCCTGGAAGCGGACCGTGCCGGTGTCCTTGCCGGCCGCGGCGCGGGCGCCGACCGCGCGCTGCTCGTAGCGCAGCGCGACGGCGGCCTCGATCCAGTCCTGCAGGCGCCTGGCGGCCTCGACCGCCTCGCGGGCGTCCGCCTGCAGGAGGGCGAGGTGCTCGGCAGGGAGCGCGATGACGTCGCCGACCGGCATGGCGCGCACGGCGTCGAGCGTCGGGCGGTTGCTGCGCGCCCTCATCACGCCGCCTCCGCCAGGGCGGGAACCGGGACGGGAGAGGTCACCCAACGCTTCTGGGTCGGAGGCGCCGGCACCGCGGCGCGCTGCTGCCGTGGGCGAGGCCGCACGACGAGGAGGTAGGCGAAGCACTCCAGCGCCACGCGCCGCTGGAGCAGGTGGCACCAGCCCGCCTCCGCCAGCCGCCAGGCGTAGCCGGCGACGGCGTTCAGCTCGCACCGCTGCGCCTCCGTGAGCTCCGACGCGACCCGGTCGCGGTCGCGCGCCAGCAGGCCGAGGTGGTAGACGATCGCCTCGCCGGGCGCCGCCGCCATGACGCGCTCGCACAGCGCGCTCGTGTCGCGTGGGATGTCCCGCATCGATGCGTGTGCGCCGGCGGCCGGTGCGGCGCCGTCGCGGCCCAACAGGAGAGTCATCGGCAGGCTGTCCTCTCGTCTTTTCGTCCTGCCCCTCATCTACCGATCGGCCCCGCGCTTCTTCCCACGCGCCCGACGCGCCTCGACGAGCCCGGAGGCGAGCAGCCACAGCCGCAGCTCCTGGACGTCGCGGTGGAAGGCGGATGAGGACCGGCCGCTGGCGCGCCGCGCCGCCGCCGGCTCGCCGTCGGTCCGCAGCAGCAAGGCGAGCGTCGCCCGCTGCGTCGGCGGCAGGTCACCGACCAGCGCGTGCAGGTCGATGCGCAGGGCCATGTCCGCGGACGGGTCGCGCCGACCGGCCCAGGCCGCCGACCACGCCGCCGCGGCATCGGCGTCGACCTGGTCGAGATCGAGCGGGATCATCTCGACAGCGCGGCGGCGCCGCTCGGCTTGGCGGCGGTCCGCCACGGCGTGCCGGGCGAGCAGCGCGACGAAGGTAGCCCAGCAGGCGCAGGAGGGATCGAATCGGCCAGCGCGCTCGACGACCGCGAGCAGGATGTCCTGGCGGAGATCCTCCTCGTCGGGGCGCTGGCGGCCCAGCCGGCGCGCCCACTGGGCGGCGTGGTGGCGGGCGGCGGCCAGCGCCACTCCCATGTGATCGTTATCCCATCGGGCGGCCGGCAGGGGCTTCCCGCCGTGAAGTGTGGACATAATGCGGAGCACCGGTGATTCGCGGTTGCGGTGGCCGCAGGGCACCACCACCGCAGAGGGTGCCGCCAGGGCGCAAAGGTGCCGAAAGGTGCCGAAATGCCCGCCCGGATTTCGGCACCACCGTGGATTTTCAGTCGGTTGGCGCGTTCGGGGCGGAAGGGACGGCGGCGGGGGTGCGGCGCGCCCCTGATTTCGGCACCCCCTCGCCGTGATGACCCTGGACTTATCGCGCAACGCGAACATAGAGTGAACAACACGCGCCACAGCATTCCCGAGTCTAGGAACGTCGTCCGATGGCACTTGTCGTCTGCTACCCCTGCCAGCCATCGCCCGGCGCGGCGCTTCCGCTGCCGCTCGCCACCCTCCGCGCGGTCGCCGCGCAGGTGCGCCGGCAGTTGCTGTCGGCCGGCGACACCCTCGCCGTGCCGCTGCCGCGGCTGCTCGCCGAGTCGCGCGAGATCACGGTCAACGGCCGCGCCTTCTCCGTGCAGTGGGACCTGACCCGGGCGCTCTGCGACCAGCACGGGCGGGCGGTCCTCGGAATCTGCGATGTCGATCCCGACGAGCCGGACTGGGCCTACGTCTCCATCGACGCGCCTGCCACCGCGAATCGGCCTGACCTCGCCCTGAGCACCGCCGCCCACGAGCTCGGGCACCTGGTTTTCGACGTGCCCGGCGCGCTCGGCGGCGGCCTCCGCCGCTACCGCGCGGTCGCCGCGTCGCCTGAGGCGCTCGAGCGCGCCGGGCGCGGCGCCGAGGGGCGCGCGAACGAGTTCATGGGGGCGCTGCTGGCGCCGCCGGTGCCGCTGCACACACGCCTGCTGGCCCTCGCCCGCGCCGAGGGGCTCCGCCTCGCGCGCGCCCCGCACGAGGGACGGCCGGCGAGCCCGGTCGTCGCGCCGGGCAACCCACCCGACCTCGTGGCCGGCGTCCTGGCGGCGCTCGCCGCGGAGTTCGGTGTCACGGAGCGGTTCATCGCCGTGCGCGCCGCGCGCTACGGCCTCGTCCGGGGAGGGGTGTGATGGCGTTCGGCGAGGTGATCCGCGCTCGGCGCACCGAGATGCGCATCGGGCTCAACGACATGGCGGCCCGCCTTGGCATCTCGGCGGCCTACTGGTCGCGCGTCGAGCGCGACCTGGAGAGCCCGCCGCGCGACGAGCTGATCGAGAAGGCCGCGGCGATTCTCGCGCTGCGGCTGGACGACCTGTTCGTCGAGGCGCGGCGGCTGCCGCCTGACATGCAGAAGGACATCGGGCGCGTGGTGCTCGCCTACCGGCGCATGCGCGCGACGGGTGGCCGGTGAAGGGAGGAGGCGCATGCCATCGCGCAAGAGGAAGAAGGTATTCTACACCCTGAACGACATCGCGGCGCGGCTCGACCTCGGCTTCGTGGACATCGGGGCGCTGCTCGCCGAGAGGCACATCCGGTTGTGCACCCCGGTGGCGGCGCTGCCGGTCGAGGTCGGGCTCTGGGAGAACGAGGGCGAGCCCGACCAGTACGCGGTGGCGGAAGACCGGCAGCTGCTCACCGGGCTCGTCGACCTCCGGCCGCAGGACGCCCTGGCCATCGTGCGCCATGGCAGCGGGACACTGCTGTGGCTCGACGCGCCGTCGCCGGGCTTCCGGCGGGTGATCGGCTCTCATCCGGAGCGGCCGGGCCACGACGTGACCCGCGACGACCTCGGCATCCGGCACGAGGATCTCGAGCGCCTGACCGCCATGCTGGGCGGTGATGAGGCCCCGGCGGCGCCGGCGGCGCGGGGCCGCGGCGTCCAGCCGACGCACGACTGGGACGCCTGCCAGCTGGAGGTGTTCCGGCTGTTCTACTTCGAGGGGGTGCCGGAATCGAAGGCGGCGCTGATCCGGCACGTGCAGGCGTGGTTCGCGGCGAAGGGGCGGAAGGTGCCGGACGAGAGCACGCTGCAGAAGCGGCTGAAGGACCTCTGGGCCATGTTCGCGCCGGAGGCCCGCCGGAAGACGGCGTAGCCGGCCCGGCGGCGCCGCGGGCCGGGCGCGGGAAGGATCGGCGGCACGATCGGTAGATGAGGGGCAGGACGACGATGAAACGCGATGCCCCAGCCACCGAACCTCCACCTGCCGCCCCACCTCCGCGAGGTCTGCGCCCTCCTGGCCGCCGGTCTCCTGCGGCTGCGCAGCCGCGCTGCCGAGGAACTGGCCCGTGATGCCGAACGGGCCCGGGACCGGGGAGAGGTTCACCTACACTCCGCGCCCCGGCAGCGCCGTCATGCCAATCCGACTCGTCGGAGACAGGCATGACGAAACGCCCGAATCGCACCGGCCAGCCCGCCGCCGTACCTGCCGCGGTGGTCGCCAGCATCCCGCCGGCCAGCGTGCTGCCCCGGCTGGCGGCCCTGCAGGCCGCCGACATCGCGGACTTGAAGCAGCAGTGGCGCGAGCTCTGCGGCACCGAGCCGCCGCCCTACAACAGGAAGTTCCTGGAGAGCCGCCTGGCCTACCGCATCCAGGAGCTGGCCTATGGCGGGCTGAAGCCGGAGACGTTGGCGCGGCTCGAGGCGCTGGGCGAGCAGCTCGACGGCGGCAACGTCGTCCTCCGCCGCATCCGCGCCGGCGATGACCGGCCGATCGCCGGCACGCGGCTGGTCCGGGAGTATCAGGGCGTTCAGCACACCGTCACCGTGCTGGCGGACGGCTTCGAATATGAGGGGCGCCCCTACCGGTCCCTCTCCGCCATCGCCCGCGCCATCACCGGCACGCGCTGGAACGGCTGGAGCTTCTTCGGCCTGAAGAACCAGCGGGGGCAGGCATGAGGCGCAAGGGGACCGCCGCGGCCGACGCCACCATGCCGGCCACGGTGAAGAAGCTCCGCTGCGCCGTGTACACCCGGAAGTCGACCGAGGAAGGGCTGGAGAAGGAGTTCAACAGCCTCGATGCCCAGCGCGACGCCTGCGAGGCCTTCATCGCCAGCCAGCGCGCCGAGGGCTGGGTGCTGGTGCCGGACCACTACGACGATGGCGGCGTCTCCGGCGGCACCCTGGAGCGCCCCGCACTGCAGCGCCTGCTGCGCGACATCGAAGCCGGCCGGGTCGACGTGGTGGTGGTCTACAAGATCGACCGCCTGAGCCGCTCGCTGATGCACTTCGCCAAGCTGGTCGAGGTATTCGACGCGAACGACGTCACCTTCGTCTCGGTGACGCAGAGCTTCAACACCACGACCAGCATGGGCCGGCTGACGCTGAACATCCTGCTTAGTTTCGCCCAGTTCGAGCGCGAGGTGATCGGCGAGCGGGTGCGGGACAAGATCGCCGCCTCGAAGGCCCGCGGCATGTGGATGGGGGGCTCGGTGCCGCTCGGCTACGATGTGCGCGACCGCAAGCTGGTGGTGAACGAGGCGGAGGCCGCGCGGGCGCGGCGGGCGTTCGAGCTCTTCGCCGAAACCGGCTCCGGTGTGGAGGCGGTGCGGCGGCTGCGCGCCGAGGGCGTGCTGACCAAGACCGGCCGGCCCTTCGACAAGGGGGCGCTCTACCGGCTGCTGAACAACCGAACCTACCTCGGCGAGGTGGCGCACAAGGGGAAGGTGCATCCCGGCGAGCACCGGGCCATCGTGCCGCGGGAGCTTTGGGACGGGGTCCATGACATCCTGCGGGAGAGCCCGCGGGTGCGCGCCAACCGGAACCGCCGGCAGACCCCGGCCCTGCTACGCGGCCTGATCTTCGGGCCGGACGGCCGGGCGATGTCGCCCACCCACACCCGGCGACGGGGGCGGCTCTACCGCTACTACGTCAGCCAGGCCGTGCTGAAGGGGACGGCCGACGACTGCCCGGTCCGGCGCCTCCCCGCGGCCGAGATCGAGGCCGCGGTGGTGGACCAGGTCCGGGCGCTGCTGCGCCAGCCCGAGGTGGTGGTCGGCACCTGGCGGGCGGCGCGTGCCGAGGCAGTCGACCTGACCGAGGCGGAGACCCTGGCGGCCCTGGAGCGGCTGGACCCGCTCTGGGAGGAGCTGTTCCCGGCCGAGCAGGCCCGCATCGTCCGGCTGCTGGTCGAGCGGGTCGAGGTCGGTCCCGCCGGCGCCGACATCCGGCTGCGGCTAGAGGGGCTGGCCAGCTTGGTGCGCGACCTCGGCGGCATCGGGACCGAGACCCGGAGGGCGGCGTGACGGCGGCCACCAGCATCACGGTCCGCGTCCCGCTGGCGATTCGCCGCCGCGGCGGGCGGAAGCTGGTGGTCACGCCAGATGGCAGCGCCCCTGGCGCCACGCCAGCGCGCACGCGGGCCGACCCAGCCCTGGTAAAGGCACTGGCCCGGGCGCACCGGTGGAAGCGGCTGTTGGAGAGCGGACGCTTTGCTTCCCTCGGCGAGCTGGCCGCGACCGAGAAGATCGACCGGTCCTATCTCGGGAAGATGCTGCGGCTCACGCTGCTGGCGCCGGACATCGTAGAAGCGATCCTGGACCGACGGCAGCCAATCGATTTGATGCTACCGGCGTTGATAGAGCACTTGCCAAGCAGCTGGAGCGAACAGCGCGCTGCAATCGAACCGTAAGCCAACCCCGTCTCATTGATCATATGATCGCACAGCTGGTGCACCCCTGTTTTTGGGCAAGACGGCCGGGTGCACCCATGTCCCGGACCTGGGCGCGTGAGATGTTGGAGGCGAAACAGCGGTTGCCGATCACTTAGCCCGACAGGTCGGACAGGTGGTTGAGCAGGCTCGGCGCCATGGGCAGTTCATAGACCTGACTGGGCGACGGCCATCATCTGCCCGCGCCTGTCGGCCACCACACAGGCGTTGAGTTCGCCATTGCCTACTCTTGAGCATCGAGGTCGGTGGCGCCTTCGTGTTCCGTTGCTGCTTAGACCACCAGCATGGAATGGTGCAGCAGGATGGGAACGTTAGGCGTGACCCGGTCGTGCTCGCTCATCCAGCCCGCCAACTCCGGAGCGCCAGCCAGTGAGAGGAGCTCCGCCAGACGCTTCCGGCCGGTTAGATAACTGTTGATGCCATTTACCACAGCTGCGGGAGAGCCTGACAGAACATAGCCCACCATGAAGCCGCGGGCGTGATTTTCGCAGTATTTTCCGTTCCGAAAACGGTCGATACCCTCGACGACATACTCCCGAGCGAGATCTGTGTCACCGGCGGCAACGCGCTTGCATTCGATGATCACATGCGGGTCGTGCTCGCCCGATCGGGCGAAGATCCGTGTGAGGTAAAGCGGGATGTCGGTCCGACCGTCTGGCGCTGTCATGCCTGGCCGTGAACGCGACTCCGAGCCTGGAGCCACGATCATCGTCTTGCGCCAGGGCAAGCGTCGCAGGGCAAGGGCTTCGCGCATCGCGTCGCGCAGCGTCTCGGTTATCGCGACTTCGTCCGCCCCCGGATGCACGACCTCGCGTTTAGCGGCGAGCTCCCAACCAGCCTCAACCGTTCGAAGGATCGCTACGGTCAGCTCGGTATTGAGGTTGATAAAGGTGCGGCCGATTGCGGCCGACTGACCGAAAGGTATCCTCAC